ACCACTCGCCAGGCTCCAGGCTGAGCTGGACAAGTGCGACGTACGCTGCGCAAATTGCCACCGGATAATCACGCATAACCGACGAAGGCCCGTTACTAACACTGATGTTAGTAACGGGCCTATAGACTCAGCGGGTGGAGACCTGCAACCACTGGATGCCGAAGGCGCAGGAGTACTGTGCCCGCCCGCCGCATCAGACGGGTAAGTGCGAAACCGCCGCAGCTCGTACTCGTCGCAAAACACGCTGGCGAAGCTACATGGTGCCGAAACGCTGGACACGACACGGGCTGACTGAAGCAGAGTTCCTGCACATGCTCGCGGCTCAGGACTACAAGTGCGCCGTCTGCCTGCATGAACTCACCCTGGAACCCAAGCAGCGGTACTCTGCGCACATCGACCACGATCATCGCTGTTGCCCAGGACAGTACGGATGTAAAGCGTGCGTTCGAGGGATTGTCTGTGTGGGATGCAATGTAGCAATGGGTGTTCTAGGGCTAGACGACCCTGCCCAGCTCGCCCGGCTAACACGGCATCTCATACGAAAAGCGGGGCCGACGCAACTCACTCCAGTTACGCCGACTCCCGCTTTTCGGTTAGAAGCGGACCACCTCCCAGGTCAAGCTGAAGATCAGGTTCATCTCCACCACCTCCTGGGGTTGGTTACCTGCCTAACAGCCTAGATTCCACCCGCCACATTGCCTCTACTTGACGAGCTGTGTAATCGCACACACTCGCCGGGAGCTTGCGGGCCACCTGGGAGAGCCAGGTCGAGAGGTCGTGCTGGTAGTCGCGGTGGCACGTGAACTGGACGAGGTGCGCAAAGGCGCTAACTTCCTCGTCTGTCAGGTCCGTGCTCTCCACGTCGTACGTATACGGCCTCATGTGGCTCATGTTAGCTGATGCCGTTGCTGAGTACCTGTACTGGCCAGGAGATTGACTCGGGGATATACTCCCCGCTCGCCCCGATGCGCCGCCACGTCCAGGAGTCGCACTTCTGCCAGACGATTGTGTCTGCTGCCTCCACCACGGTGCCGAGCTTGCACGCGTTGAGGAAGTTCAGCCACATGCCCGGACGGTCTTCGCTCACTTCGTCAGCTCCAGGTCCCGGTTGTACAGCGACAGGGGGTCAACGTAGCCGGGCCAGCGGTTGTCGGTGAACAGGTGAATGCCCGCGTCCTGGTCCGCCTGGTCAACGAGCTGCGAGCAGATCATGTGCTGCGTTGACTTGATGTACGCCTGGAGGCCGGGGGCCGGGATGTGCAGCCGGTGGGTGGCCAGGGCGAAGTAGTCAAGGGCGCTGTAGGGAACACCGTGCGGTCCCCACGGGCCGGCCATGGTGTACTTCTTGGCGGCGTCGGCCGCTGCCTGGTTCTGGACGGCGGTGCCGAGGCTGTACAGGCCGTGGCACCAGTAGATGACGCCGTACTCGGTGTAGGCGCGGACGCGCGCGCCACCGGGCTCAGCCTCGACGATCAGGCCGTTGCCGATGGACATGAAAGCGTGCTCCCACGCCTTGAAGCCGTCGCCGTTGAAGAACTGCCCTAGCTCGATCAGCTTGCCGACATCGCCGGAGATGGAGGTCAGGCCAATGAGACCTGCGGGAGGATCTGTGGAAGTCATGAAGCTAGGGTAAGCCTGCTGCGGGGCCGCCAAAAGGGTTGGCAACGGAGGCTCTTAGTGCTTCTTGGCGATATCGCCGGAAGCCGATATGGCCTTCAGCGTGCGGAGCGCCTTGCGGCTGCCGAGGCCCTGGCCCTTGCGCTGGTCGTTGCCTTCGGTGTTCGGGTTCCCGTACGACATGCCGTGCCAGATCCCGGCCGTAGGCTTGACGGTCTGCGCGTAGATCAGACACTCAGTGCGAACGGGGCACGAGCGGCGGCACAGGGTAACAGCCTGCACCTGGTCAGAGGGGGTCTCGGACAGCCAGAAGTTCTTCAGCCCTCGCTGGACGAGCTGAACGCAGGGCGCGTAGTTGAAGTCACTCATGCCCGGTATAACCCCATAAGCACCGTGCTTATTCCACGGGCGCAGGCTTTTGCCAGGCACCACGGACGATCTGGGTCGCGCCGTCCGGCGAGATAATGCAGTCGTCCACGATGACCTGCCAGCCGAGGCAGGATACGTCGGTGTCCCACATGCCGCCGGCCAGGATCGCGCCGGGCTTCATCGCCTCGATGATCTGCTGCTCCAGCTTGTACTCCGCCGCCGGGTCGCGGAACGGCCGGTACAGCCAGATCAGGTCGAACACGTCGAGCGGGTGGTAGGCCGGCTGAAGGTCAAGCGCGTCGCCGGTAACCACTGTGCCCGCGCCAGAGAAGCGCTTGCGTGCCTCCTCAGCCATGGCCGGATCGACCTCAATGCCGTGAACTTCGAAGCCGAACAGATCCTGCGCGATCTGCATCTTGGTGCCGGGGCCGCAGCCGATGTCCAGGAAGTGCTTCCCGGTCAGCTCGGGCAGGCACTCCCAGATGATGCCGATGAAATCGGCGGGCTGGTAGGGCATCCAGGGGTTGTACGTCCGGTCGGCCATGCCTTGCAGGCTGAACTGGTGCTCGACGTGCTGAACATCCGCTACAAGCTTGGACAGCTTCTCGATCTTCACTGTGAACTCTCTTCACTAGGGAGGTCCACGTACGTGATCTCCTCGATGGCAATCTTGCGCTCGTAGCCGTCATCACCGGGGTTGTAGTAGCCGGGATCGTGATCGCGCTTGTCTACCGTGAACGGCAGCTCCAGGCACCGGAACCACACCTGCTTCACGTCGCCGTTCTCGTCCAGTACCACGTCGATGGTGCTCGTGCGGTGGATGGTGCCGTTGCCGCCGTAGTTGTGGCGCGGGGCGAACGCGGGAACTCGCTTGGGCTCAGGCGGGGGAACTACCACGTGCTGGCCCTTCATCGGTCCTGTGTACGGCTTCTTGTCCCGGTACTTCTCCCACGGACGCCACGGGTTACCCATCGGCTTTCTCCACTACCTTCATGCTCACCGGGTTCTCGGCAAGCTCCTGGCTGGTGAACGCGTCGAACGGGTGGAAGTCTTCCCGGCACTTGTAGCCGGAGATCAGCATCGAGATCAGGCTGGCTTCCTTGCCCCGCACGCGGAACTTCTTCCCGTTCAGGATCACGTCGTAGTAGCCCGCGTTGTACGGGCCCTCGAAGCCAGGCTCAAGCTGGATCGCCATCGGCCTCTTCGTCCACGGCTTCCTTGTCGCCGGTGAATGTGCCCGGAGGAAAGCCGCCCGTCTCTACCCAGCCGAGATGGCCGAAGCCACCGGAACCGGGAACGTAATCCTCTGGGCGGTCGCCGCCACGGATCTCAGGTGCGGGTTTGCCCTCGTCAACTGGCTCTGGTTCGCTCATGGGCGCAGCCTACCCCGCTACAGCTTGCAGTGGTAGTCATAGCCAGACAGGTGTTCCACAAAGAACTTCCGCCAGTCTGATGACTTGTACCCGTTGCCCGCAAAGTACGCAGTGCGGCCGGTAATGTTCTCAACGCAGAAGTCGGGGTGCAGGTTGAAACGCAGGCTGCGGAAGAAATCAGCCGTAGACAGGAACGCGCCGCCGTAACCGAAACCCCAGGTCTCCGGGTGGTACAACGGAGGCGGACCCTGCGGCCAGCCGTTTGCGAGTACGAACTGCCGGTTGTCATGTTCTACGACAGGACCCCGGTCAGCTCCCTGGTCGTTCGGCCCTAGCTGCTCCAGCCGGTGCGGGACAAGGTAGTCGTTACCGTGAACTTCGGCCAGCAGGTCGATGTCCAGGTGCATGATCTGGTCGGCCTCGGTCACGTACACGAAGTCAGCCTTGGTGAGCACCCCGTCCTCCTGACCGAACTTCACCAGCTCCAGGGGAATCTCATGCGGCTCGCAGTCCAGCAGTACCGTTTTGAGATAGCTGATGCCCCGTATAGGAGCGTAGTCCTCCGCCTGGCACACGCCCACCCAGATATCGTCCGCGAAGTCGTGAAGTGAGTTCACAGTCTTTCGGAAGTATTCCGGGCGCTTGCCGCTGGGAGACGGTGCCTTGGGGCCCTCGCCGCCAAAATACGGGATGAACGCTACGGTGCGCATCAGTCGGGCAGCAGCCACTCGGGGTGCTCCAGCGTCCACGCCACTGTCTTGGCCAGGGACTCCCGGAACGGCACCGGCATTGACCAGCCGAGGTTGTACAGCTTGGACGGGTCGAGCCCGTAGTGCGGGTCATGGCCCGGCCGCGTGGAGTGGAAGTCCTCCAGCTTGAACTTCAGCGGCTTGCCGATGTCATCCGCGATCATCCGGGCGAGCGTCAGGTTGTCGATCCTGTCCGGCGAGGCGATGTTGTAGCGGTCGGGCCTGTCCGCAGAATGAACATCGTAGGCCGGAACGTGAGAATGGAACAGCGCCGGGGTCTGCTCGCGCTTGAAGATGAAGCACATTGCGTCCGCGAGGTTGCGGGCGTGCAGGTAATGGCGCGTGCCGACGTTTCCCGGCGTGCCGTGGATGGTGACTTCCTCACCCTTGTAGACCTTGGAGATCACCAGCGGGATGTACTTCTCCAGATCCTGGCGCTCCCCGATCATGTTCATGCAGTTCACGATCACCACTGGCAGGCCGTACGTGCGCCAGTAGGAGATGGCGAGAGCTTCCTGCGCGGCCTTGGAGGCACTGTAGGGGTTGCTGGGCAGGATGGAGGCCCACTCCGGGTGGCCACGGAAGTCATTCGCCGCCACCGGGCCGTACACTTCGTCGGTGGACACCCAGACGATTGCCGTAGGACGCAGCTTGCGAGCCAGCTCCAGGGTCGTATAGGCGATTTCGATGTTGTTCCGGCAGAAGTTCACAGGGTCGGAGATAGAGCGGTCCACGTGGCTCTCCGAGGCGAACGCGGCTATGTAGTCGATACCTGTCGCCTGTAGCTCGCGCACCTGCTGGGCTGTGAACGGCGCACACAGGTCATGGGTGACTACCTTGACGCGCTTCTTCCAGTTGACGTAGCTCGGCTTCTCCGGGGCATTCCAGTCGTGAAGGGGCTGGGCGTCCAGTACCTGCGCGATCCGGTCGGTACGCCCCTTGTGCCGGAACGAGTCGGTGGCTACCACGTTCCAGTCAGTAGTGGCGAGAACGTGCTCAAGGAAGTGGTGGCCTACGAAGCCACCAGCGCCCGTGATCAGGATCGTCTTATTCATCGAAGAACTCCGTCCAGATAAACATGGCCCGCGCCAGAAGCTTCCAGTACTCCGAGCGGTCAGGGTCAAGCACTGAGAACTCACGCACGCTCCTGGCAAGCTGCCGGTAGCAGTCAGCCACTGTCGTAACGGTCAGCTTAGTGTCCCTGATGTGCTCCCACAGCTTCTCGTGGACAGCGATGCCCGGCCCTTCCTTGATGACGCGCATCGTCGGGTCGGATTCCTTGGTGTGGATGATGCTCGGGCCGCCCGAGGTGACGGCGTAGCCCCGGTGATCGCAGATCTTCTTGGCGAACAGGCCCGCCCAGATGTCATCGAACCTGTCGAACGGCAGCGGGTTGGTCTGGCCGGGGCCCAGCACGTGATCGTAGGCATCGTCGCGCATCCTGCCCTGGAGGCCGAAGTGCATCGCCGGGGCCATCTCACGCTGGAACGCCAGGTTCATGCCGCACATCGGGAAAAACTGGCCGGTCGGCACGCGCCTCACCCCGTGCACGGGGTCCATGCGCAGCTTGGAGTGCTCCAGCGCCGTGATGCCGTCCAGGTCGGGGACGCCTGACCACAGGCCGTGGTGGATCATCACCGGCTGCTGCTGCTGCCGGATGCCGTAGGGGTATCCCCTTGGATACAGGCCGGTCCAGTAGATGGTGTTGTGCCAGGAGTCGTCCGGGTGCGTGTTGCGCAGTTCCCACTTGATGTCATCTACGTAGCTGACATGCGGCTCAGGGAAGCAGTCGTCGTCCAGGGTCCAGATGTAGTCGTGGCCGTCCTGCCAAGCCTTCAGGAACCCGTAGCTCTTGATGGCGCTCGTGCGGCGCGGGATGACCCAGGACTTCTTGCCGAGGTCAGCGTCTATCTCTTCCCAGGAGTAGTGGTGCCAGCCGATGATCCTCTCAATAATCTGGAGGTCTTCGGTCTTCTTGGGCTGGTCTTCTACTACGTAGACGGCAACGCCGTCCAGCTTGTCCTTCCAGGCTTCGAACCAGCGCTTGAACGACTCGGGGCGGCACGTGGCGATTACCACGGCGAGAGTAGCGGGTGCGATCATCCGAGGGGTGCTCCGTGGTGGTATCCGGTAGTGAGGCAGAACGTGGGGTTGTGCTTGTTCGCGTATATGAGCCCGGCGGCTATCCAGCGGTCAATCATGTGCCCGTCGCTCTCGTACCCGTCCGGGTGAAAGCCGCCTGCCCTCTTCAGCACTTCAGCGCGGTGCATTATTCCGCTGGTGTCCGTGCGGCCGGTGCCGGGAGGGAACGCCGGGCCGTTGGTGGCGAAGTCGATCAGGGGGTCCTCGAACAGCGCTGCCATCTCCGCGATGTGGGCCGGGTCGTAGTCGTTGTCGTCATCCAGGTAGGCGATCAGGTCACCCTGCGCGCACCACGCGCCCACCAGGCGGGCGGTAGCACCGTAGCCCTCGTCGCCGGAGAACGAGGACCAGTTGCGGCCGAGGGAGATCATCCGGCGCATGGACAGCCCGAACGAGTAGCCGGCCTCGTCCAGGGAGTTCACGGTCGCCGGGTCGTCCCCGTCGATGACCACCAGGTGCTCGATGCGCGGGTAGGTCTGCCGGTTAACGCTCGCCCCGGCGTGGCGCAGGACGGTGGTGGGCCGCTGCCACGATGACGTGACTACGGTGACCAGCGGCTCATTCATCGTTTGCCTCAAGGCGCAGCATCAGGTACTGGGCAGTCGGCAGTTCCTCGCGCATCTCGCGAAGCTGCCTGATAAGCAGCCAGGCCGGGTCGCCGGCGAAGGCATCGAACTGTTCCAGGCTGATCACCCGGTCGATCGTGTACCTCATCCCTTGAACTCCCACCCTCCGGGGAACAGCATCTTGTACGCGTTCACCCATTCCGTGTAGTGCTTCTCGATCGTGTGCTCGGCAGCCCAGGCATGAGCGTTCGCGCCCATCTCCTGCCGCAGCTTATCATCGCTGGCCAGCTCCGACAGAGCGCTCAGCCACTCGTGCTCGTGCTTGACCAGGAAGCCGTTCTCGCCGTGCTTGATGAACTTCCGGTACGGCTCAACGTCGCTGGCGATCACCGGCATCCCGCGCGCCATGTACTCCAGTGCCTTGATGTGGCTCTTCGAGCGCGCGAACTGGGTATCGAGCAGCGGGCAGATCCCGATATCGAAGTCGATCGCCCGGTAGAAGATATCGGAGTCATCGCAGACGTGAATCCACGGGATGTGGAAGGAACGCTCCGGCGGGCACTTGAACTCCCTGCGGTAGTCAACACCGGACAGGTACAGGTCCCAGTCCGGGAACCGCTTCATGAAGCGCCTGACTGCCGAGGTAGCCATGTGAATATCCCTGCCGTGCGACGCACCGCCCATCCAGCCCAGCCGACCCCTGCCCTTGCGGTCGTCGTGCTTGAGGTCCAGGACGAACTCGGGGATGTAGTTCGGCAGGACTACAACGGGCGTCAGCGGCGTCAGCTCGCGGTGCATGTCACCCAGGTACGGAGTCGAGCAGGTCACCATGTTGGCGGTCGCGCACAGGCGCAGCACTACCTCGCGGGCTTCCCCGCCTTCAGCGTAGCTGTCGTACGCCTGCGTGTTGTCGCGGGTGATATGCCAGATATCGTCATCGTTCTCGTACACCGTGCGGCAGGTAGGAGTCGCGAAGCGCCGCCAGACACCCATGCCGTCGAATGAGTTCGCCCGCTGGGCAACAATCACGTCAGCTTCAGGGGCATCTGGTATGAGCAACGGCGGATCAGGCTCGCCGCGCATCAGCTTAGGGCCGCCCTTGAAGAACTTAACGGTTACGTCGTCCGCGAGTTTGTTCACCGCGCGAAGCGGTACCAGCATCCGGTACCAGGCACACCCTGAACCGCCGTCATGGGAGGCGTAGATTCGCATGTGAGCAGTCTACACAGCGTGAGTGCAGGTACAGTCCCTGCGGTTCTTACCACGCCAGTTCAGGCACTTGCGGTGCCATTTCCGGACTTTGGCCTGGATAGCAGGAACTGCCGGGTCGCCGTCGCCGAAGAACCGGAGTTCATACGCGATGTAGACGGCGACCCGGCAGTCCTCGCAGGTCACTTGCGGAGGTTGGCCAGGTCCGACTGAAGGGCGGCGAGGTTGACGCCGTGCCCGTCAAGGCCGGTGGAGGGGACTTCGCCCCAGATGCACGCCCACGCCTCAGAGGACATGAGGTGCCACGCCGAGTACTGGATAGGCTGAACGCCGCCCCAGGTGACGCAGTAGAGGTATTCGCTGTCGTACCCGACAAGCGGGATGCAGTGACCGCCCTCGACGCTGCCGTTCTGGAAGTCGGCCGCCGTCCACGGCTGGCCCTCCTGGAACGCGTTCATCATCAGGTCGGTGACCGCGATGCCCGTGTAGGCGTAGCCGTAGGCGTTGATGGCGAACTGGAGGGTCTTGTAGTCGGTGATCGAGACCGGCGCGTAGGCGGCCAGCTTGCGGCCGAACCACCCGGTCTTCTTCACGTAGGCAAGGAAGTCCGCGAGTACCACGCCGTTGTCCTGGCCACCCGTGTACGTCAGGTAGTACTGGACGATCTGGGCAGAGGTCAGCGGGAGCAGCGAGGTCTTGGTGTCCACGTCCACGCACATCTCGCCGTGGTTGTTACCCGCAACACCGCAGTCACCGTAGGAGTCGTTGCCGTCCATGCCCCATGGCGTGCCGTCAGAGTTCGCCGGGGGTGTTGGCGGCTTGACGGACAGCGGGGCCTTGGGCAGGGCTCCAGCTACGTACCAGGTCAGGTCGTAAAGGCCGTTTGGTACGTAGCCGGGAAGACAGCCCAGCTTGCCGGCAGGCCGTGGCTGCGGGCGGTTATAGCTGGTCATGAGGACCACTGGGGTCTCCGATCAGGTCTGACGCCATTTTCCCGGACCATCCGGGAAGCGCCGAGTAGCATGTCCGCTCTCGTCCACATCCTCCCCGGAATTCCCGTCAACGCTTGGCCAGCCCTGGTGGTCGGCCTTGTTGTGCCGTCCGTCAGTGGCATTGTAGTTCTCATTGCGGCCACTCGCAGAGCCGTGCTCGTTCGGCTGCTCGACGGTACCGCTTTCGTCATCGTGATGGCCCTCTGGCTTCTCAACCGGGCCCCAGGTACGTGCCATCAGCATTCCTTCCAGGTTAGGGCAGACGGCGTGTAACCGCTGTCCTTCACATCTGTATTCACGTCGCCGGTTTCTGCATCAGGACCAGGGAGTACTGGCGGCTCATGGGCGTAACCGACGTAGCTGACGTTCTTGGCAATGACATCCTGAGTTGCCTCAGAAGGCGTGCCCTGGCCAGCGAAATTGGGGTCCTTGTCGGTGACGGTGTTACCCGCCGCCATAGAACTGTAGTACGACGGAAAAGACTTGAGTTCCTTGGTGTCACTCAGGTCCTTCGTCGTCGGCTTCTCCGGGAACGACATCTTCCGCCACCTCCTCAGGTGCGTCTGCGGACGGCGTGGGAACCGCCTCGCCCATAAGGCCAAGCGGAGGGTCGTTCCGGCCGCGCATCGGCCAGTGCGCCGGATGACACAGGTCAGCCAGCGGCATCGGCATCTTCACGGCCGGAACGTCCTTCACGGTCAGGCTCCGGAGTTAGGGTGCTTCGCGGAGACGTGCCCCTGGCCGACGCCCGTGTCGGTCGGGCGGTTGCCCTCAAGCACGGGGAGAGTCGGGCCGGTGAAGCCGTTGTCGTTACCCCACGCGGTGGAGTCGCCGGGGCCGCTGATCGCCATGCTCGCGTGCGAGTCACGGTGGTCGTTGCCCATGTAGCCGAAGGGGTCAGTGTAGCGAACCGACTCCCCGCCGGCGTGCGGGCTGGCACCCGTAGAGCCGTGCATGCCCGTCGAGGTGATCTCCTCGCGGCTAACGCCGGAGAGGCCGTCGTCAAGCTGGCCTGCCTGGACCGTAACGTCGTCGTTGCCCGTGGGCTTTCCCTGTGAGCCGGAAGCGCCTGTGGAGTACGACTGGTGGAAGCCGAAGATCTCGCTGGGAGTCTGGCCGTCCTGGTTGGTGGGGTCGGAGCCAGCACCGTGGCCGCTACGTGCCGGGGCCGGCGACTGACGCTGCGGCGTAGCGCTGCGCCCTGGGTTCTGCCCGTCGCTAACAGTTGCCACTGTGTTGTCCTTTCACACAAGAGTGTTCAAGCTCCAGTGTAGGACTGCGGCGGTTAACAGGGAAGCTACAGCGGTTCCCCGTAGCGCGACATGAGATCGACCTTAGTCATGCCCTCGGCGCGCTCTTTGGTCATCTTGGAATCGGCCGCGACGGCGTACTCCACCCAGGCCGACTTAGGCGCGTTACCGTACGGGCGCTTCGGCGGCTCAGAAGATTCGTCCTTTTCTTCTTCGGGCTCCGGCTGTGAAGTCTCTTCACCGACGTGGGTGAGAGTACCCGGAGCCGACCCTGCCGGAGCAGGCGGCTGAACATCACGACCGCCGTCGTCCAGGAGCACGCCGTTCCCGAGGATAACTACGCCGTGTGCCGTGAGATCAGGCAGATGCAGGATAGCGCCTATGCCCCCCGTTACTTCATCCGTCTTCATGGCACGAGTAAGTCTTACGCGCTTCATCTGGTTACCTCTCCTGAAAAGGCGAATCGCCCACCAGCATAGCTGATGAGCGATTCGTCCGGTCCCGAAGGATCAGGTAGTACCGCCCTGGAACACCGCGAGGGGCTGCGGCGCGTAGGAAGGCGGGTTCATCAGGTTGCCGTCAGCACGGATGATGGCCCGGAAGGACACCAGGTCCGTGTTGAAGGCGAAGTCGTCCGACCGCTCGAACCGCACTCCGCCGACCATCCGGATGAAGTACTGCGCGAAGTCGCCGAAGACGATCGCCGTGTGCCCGGAGCCAATGGCCGGCATGAATGGGTCCGCCACCAGGGGCTTGCCGAGCAGCAGGTCAGGCGCACCGAGCACCGTGGAAGGCTCCCAGATCGGCCGGCCCACGGTGTCAGTCAGCTTGCGCAGGACGCCGAGGGTCTTGTCCGCCGCCAGCCAGTAGCAGGACCGGCTCTGACGGTAGGGGGCGATCACGGAGTACTCCATGTCCACCAGGTTGTTGTAGCTGGGCCCGCCGAGAACCTGGTTGGTGGCCGTAGCCGCCGTGGAGGAACCGCCGGTGATCGCGACAGGCGCGGTCAGGATGCCCGCCGAGATGCCGGACCCGCCGTTGACCAGCTCGTTGCCCAGGAAGTTACCGAGCGCGCGGCCCGCCGACATCGCGAGGTAGCCGAGCAGGTTGACGCCGGAGTCGTCGATCAGTTCCCGCGAGACCTGGATCATGATGCCGAACTTGTTCGCCGTCAGGGTCTTCTGCGCGAACACCGGGTCGGCGGACGGGAGGACCGCGCCCTGGCCGGCCGAGACGGCAACCTGCGTCGCGGACGAGAGGCCCGTGTGCTGGTTGACGATCGGGATCTGGATCGGCTCGCCGCCCGTGGTGTTCAGGACGGTCGGGCCGGTCTGCATCACGCCGGAGACCTCAATGAGGTAGCTCAGGAGCTGGTCGTAGAAGTCGATCGGGACGATGCCGGAGTTGGTCGGGTTGGTGTAGTTGCCGCTACCCAGGTAACCGTCCGTCAGAACACGAACTTCGGTCGGGCTCATGGGACGCCCGGTCGAGAGCTTGTGCATGAGCCGCGAGTTCAGGCTCGGGATCTCCAGCGCCGGGCGACCGCGCTCATCGCGAGGCGGGTTCGGGCCGAAGAACGCACGGGCCTCAGCCTCGAAGCCCTCAGCCTTGCGGGTACCGGGAACCTCGGGCCGCGACGCAGCCGCGTTGAAGAGGTCATCGGTTTCCTTGGCGCGCTTCTCAGTGTCGAGAACTTCGCGGAGGCGCTTGTCGTTGGTGTCCAGCTCCACGTGCAGGGCGTCGTGCTTCGCCTGCTCGTCGGAGTTGAAGTTCCGGTGCTCATCGCTGGCCTTGAGCGTAAGCTGCTCAATCTCGTGCCAGGTGCGCTGAACCTGCTCGTGCAGGCGCTTTGCAACTTCGGATGCCACTGTCTTTCCTCTCTTACGAGAATTGGACACTGGCTCCGCAACGACGTTGCGACCTCAGTAGTTCAGTTTCCAGGTTAAAGGGGACTGTTACTTCGTGCAACAGTCCCCTTTAATCTTTGTCAGTCCTCGGGAAGGGCGGTTAGCGCCTTCTTGCGCTCGAACATCTTCCGCATTGCCTCGGGGCCCGTCATGGTGACAGGCTCGGCCTCTTCCTGACGCTCCTCGGAAGGCTCGCCCTCTTCCGAGCGGCTGTCCACCCGGATCGGGGTGTGCGGGCCCTCGTGGTCCTGCTCCTGATTGCAAGGCAGGCCGTTGTGGCGGCCCCAGCAAAGGCCCTTGCAGCCAGAGCCGTCTTCGTGACCGTCATGGCCGGCCGGGCGGACGCAGGGCTCGCCAGCGATGTACTTGCGGCACATCTGGCCGAATTCCTTGCCCTTGGCGGCGCGGATCTCGTCCTCGGTGCGAACCGAGCGGTCGTCCTCGGGCACCATGTCGTCGCCCTCAGGCGCGGGCTCTTCCGCGATAACCCAGCGGCGCAGCGCGACAGCCGGGTCGTCCAGGACACGGGACTCCTCGCGGTTCACAGCGGCAGACGGGGTAACCACCGGAACACTCGGGCGGTCGGTGCGCCGGAAGAACCGGCTAGCCTGGCCCGCTTCGAGCATCTGCCGGACTTCAGTCGGGTCGCCGTCCACCCAGGCCGCCAGCGACTCGATCGCGCCGGTCAGGTTCCGGGCCGAAGCCACGGTGTCCTTGTACGCGGGGTCGAGAACCGGCGCAACGTCTACCAGCTCGACGTTATGCAGCGACCGCATCGGCAGCCCGTACTCGGACTCACCCCAGGAGTCGTCGGTGCCGGGCTCGGGAACGCGGAACGCGAAGCTGGAGTATCGCACGTCGCCACGGTCAACGTACTCAAGCACGTCGGCGCGGCAGCTCGGCGGAACAACGTCGTACGGCAGGCCCTTCTCGTCCACGGTGACCTTCAGCGTGCCGGCAAGTGAGGTGCCGAGCAGCATGTCGTCCTTGTGGTTGTACCGGCAGACAAGATTGGTGTCCCCGCGCTCGATGGACCGCAGCGCCTCAGTGAACGCGGTGTCCATGACCTTCTCGTGGAAGTTGCCGAGACGCCGGGAGACCTTGTTGAACACTGCCGCGTAGCCCGTGATGTGGGTCGGGTGGCCTTCGCCCGCGCTGCGCAGCTCCGGCTTGTCAGCGATGTAGCGGACCTCAGGGAACATCGACTCCAGTGAGCGGCCGGTGTCGTCAGCGTCGTGGTGGACGCCGAACTTCTTGGCAGCAGCCATTACCTTCGCCTTCGCCTGGGCACCGAAGCGGGCACCCTGGGCAATGCGGGCCAGGGCGTTGCGGGCGTGAGCCGCGTCGTGAACCGGGAAGTGCCGGAACTTGTCAGGGGTCTTACCGTTTACCTGGTGGCCTGGCTCGATGTAAGCGAATGCCGAGTCCGGCAGAGCGCTCCTGCCGCCCGAGCTGAGCTTAGCGCGGTCTTCCGACATTACTTACACCCTTCAGTGTTAAGAGTCTTCACGACCAGCGTAGAGGGTGGTGTGAAGTCCAGCAACAGTGCTACGCGGCAGCACTAACCTGAAAGTAACCAGGGACAACCGTCCGGTGCAGGTAGATGTCACCCTGCTCGCGCTGGATGCGGTAGCTGTCGCCTGGCGGAAGAGGACCGAGTTCAGACGTGATCCGCATGGCACGCTCGACTGGCACCCCGTCGTGCAGCAGGAACGACTGGATTTCGCTGATGTGAACAGTGTCGGGCCACATTACAGATGTCCCCTTCCCTTTCCGTTAGTGCTGGTGATCATGTCCCGCGCCAGCTTGGCGTCAGGCATGTAGGTGGTGAGACCCGGAACAAGGCGCGAGTCGGCCTCGTCGTTAATGCCGGGGTTATCGGAAACGATGCGGTCATTGGTCTCGCACACCGACACCAGGATCTGCTGTGCAGCCAGCCGGGCCTCATACGGAACATCGGCGTTGCGCTGGACTGAGATCAGAGAGGCCAGGAAGCTCGCCGGGTCCTGAGCCAGCGGGAGAGGCGCGTTCGGACGGCCGATAGGAGTGCCCGTACGCCCGTTGACCGTGATGGGGTAGGGGCTGGGCGCTCCTCCTGCGCCTCCTGCCGATCCTCCACCTGAACCACCTCCCGCTGAGCTAGACCCTGCGTTACTGCCTGCCGAAGTGCCACCGAATGCCCCGGCCCCGCCGGGAGCTGGCGCTACACCCTGAACGGGATAGCCCTGCTTGACCAGCGACGGGATGATGTACTTCTCAAGCGCGATCAGCTTGTCGGCCGCGCGGTCCATCTCGAATTCCACAGCCGGGATAAATGACTTGGGAATGACGCCGGCCCTGGTGCCCATGGCGTTCATGGTGGTCAGCGGCAGGTACTCGTTACCGATAGCGCCTGCGATAGGCGGCCGGTCTTCCATGTCGCGTAGCTCGTTGATGCTGACCAGTCCGATGTTCCTCATGATCTGGTACATGGTCATACGGGCTTCAAGGTCAGTCTTGAGCAGCGCGTCGGTGTAGAACTTGCACATGCGGTTGCGCGGCAGCAGGAGCATTGAGAACCGCTGCTCGAAGTTCACCAGCCACGGGCGGCACGCCTCGATGATCTGGAGTGTGGACTGCTCGACCGTGTTATAAGTCAGCGAGTCGCCACGGGTACCGCCGATGCGGTCAGGCGGCACGTTGTAGATCGCAGCGACCTGAGTCGCGTTCATCTGGATGGTCTCCAGGAACTGCGCCTCGGCCGGCGGGACGGTTACCGGCTTGTAATCCCAGTCACGCCCGTAGACCAGCGGCTCATGGCGGCGCAGGGACTTAACCAGCTCAGCACGCATTTCAGCGGCCTGCTGCTTGTCCACCTCAATCTCGGCGTTCTGGAATGTGCCCGAGGGGAAACCGCCGGAGGCAAACCAGTCATTGCCGAAGCGCATTGCCTCGACGCCGCTGGTGTACAGCAGCGCGAAACTCCTAAGCGGAGAAATGCCCTCAAGCCTGCCATTGATAGGCAGGCCCTTAATGTGGAAGACCTCGGCGTCAGGCCCGTGCCACTGAACTTCGCGACCGAACATGAACACCTTGGCGGCCAGGGGATTCCAGGTATTCTCGTCACTCGCCTCGTGAACGTACACGTCCTGCGGGGGCAGCCATTGCACGCCCGTGGGGTACCCGTAGTTGTCACGGCCGGTAATGAATCCCCACGCGTTACCCTGGAGCAGCACGCAGGCTAGCGCCATCTTGATCCACTCGAACTGCGTGGTGTTGTAGGAGGGCTCGTCAAAAATGGACGGGCCAGTCCACAGCCGCTTGCCGGGGTAGCCGTCGCGCCCCATGCTCTGGAGGTAGACACGCAGCGGCATCGACGCCACGTTGTCTGCGATCAGATTGATGGCAGCGTAGAGCGCCGGAAGGCCAAGCGCGGCATCCGCGCCCATGAACTGCCGCGAGGGGTGCGCGGGGCCGCCGGAGTCAAAGCGCCACTGCCAGGAATCCCAGGGCCGCCAGGGCACGCCGCCGATCACGCGCTGCTCTACCTGGGCCGAAGAGAGCAGCCGATCGCGGTACCGCGCCACCTGTTACCCCCTACCGTGAAGTGTCCTCACGGTCAAGAGTAGCGTGAACTCGCTACACGCACGAGCGATCAGTCGTGGCTGGCCTGAACGTTCGGGCCGAACGGAATGCCGAACGGGGTCTCGTACGCGCTGATGGTGCGGTTGTCGTCCAGGAGCGGCGGCATGCCCGGCTGCGCGGGCTGGGTGAGCTGCGGCGGGACTTCCGGCGGGGCCTTCACGCCATTCCTGTACCCGTCAGCGAATGCAAGGCCGACCACGTAGAGAACGCGGGTGCCGTGAAACCAGGCGCGGCCGATAAGCCAGCCGATGATCTTGAAGACGCCGAAGAACATGTTCTCCAGCAGCTCACCGAGCTTGGCGAAGGACACGTGCGGGGGATTGGCGGTAGCCATCTCGGTAGCCCGCGCCATGATCTCAGTGTTAGCCGTCATGCCACTACTATACGGAACGCGGCTCATTCGGTCGTGTTTCGGGCGGCTGGATTCTACAGAGGTAGCACACCTGGCGCTCGCAGAAGCCGTGGTTGCTGTACACCGCGATCCACATCAGCCGGTAGGACTGGTACTCAGCGACGGTCATGTGCGGCTCGTCGTGAATGTAGGTGGCGGGCCCGTCAGTGAAGTGCCAGCCGTTGTCGTGCTTAGGCACCGATCAGCTCCGATATGTCTGCGTAGATAAGCTTGTCGTGCGTCAGCTTCCCGTCTGCGTGCACCCATGTGCCGTTCTTCAGTACCGGCTCAAGGTCCGCCCAGTTCACCCCGAACTGGTGCAGCAGGTCGTGCACGTCGCGGCGCTTCTGATTCTGCATGCGACTGTGGCCGGCCACGTGATAGCCGAGCATGGACAGGGAATTGCGCTCCCAGTCACGCTGCCGCCAGATGAACACGTTAGCCGCGTCCTCGTACGGCACGCTGAACGCGCGGGCATCAAAGAACGCGGGAGCCACTTCAGCGCCGGGAAGTGCCCGGCGGAACGCCCCGTTGAAGTAGCAGGTGAACATGCTCGCGGTAATGGACACGATCTTGTTGGCATTGTTCCCGAGCCACGGCTGGGACTCGATCGAGTCCGTGTCGGTAATCATGAACGTCGCCTCGTCGCTCTGGACGTACGCGAGCTTGAACCCCTGCATTTGCCTCGCGGTAAACACGGCGGCATCTTGCATCGCCTGGACAAGTGCCATGTCGAACGGCTTGTCCATGTGCCGAGTCCAGGTGTGGAATGCCTTGCCGTCAACCCGGACGAACACGGGCTGGTTAGGCGTCAGGAACGGCCGGGTGACGGCCTCGTATTTCTTGATCCGGTCACCCAGGCTGTCACCGGGCGTAACAGCCTTGTCGGTGGTCATGCTTCGAACTCCACAGTCAGCCCCATGATGCGCGATGCGAACTCCTGCGGGGCACGGGTCCGGTCTTTGTACCCGATGCGGACGACCTCGCCTTCGGAGTTCATCTTGCGGCCCCTGATCCATGAGATCAGCCGGACAGCCTCGTCTATGTTGTCTTCTACCTCGATGACTAGCTTCACCACTCCTCCACCGGGAACATGTAGATAGCGTCCTGATCGCCGTGGCGGCTCGGGTCGGCGCAGCGGTACGAGGACGAAATGCCGTTGCTGCTCACGAAGACCAGTGGCCCATCGCATTCCGGGCAGTGCTCGTCGTCCTTGAGTGTGAACTTGAAATTAGTCATGCCTGCTCCAACTACGGAGTGCGCGCGTCTATTCCCAGCCTGGTCATGTAGCTGTCGCAGCCGTAACAGCGCTGCTCCTCGCCGCAGATCTCGCCGTTCCGGACAGCCACGCCAACCGTGATCCAGATGCAGACGTGCTCAGGCATGCTTGTTCCCGTGCCTGTACGGCCTGGTCTCGTTGATCGCCATCTTGAGGTTGAACGCCGACATGAGGTTGACGCCGAACTCGTCGCAGGTGTCCTGGAGCTGGAGGAAGAAGTACGCCAGGTGCTTCTTGGTCTCACCAGACACCTCGCCGTGGATGCCCAGCCCCTCGATGCGGTAAGACTCGATGGCGTCCCGGATGCGCCTAATCAGTTGCATGCACACGCCGTCGAACGAGCTGGACTTGCGCTGCTCGTAACTGTGCCGGTAGGTGTCCACCGCGATGCCCAGGTCCACCATGAACCGTGACGAGTCGTCCACCAGGCGGATGTAGCAGTCGGCGAACTCGCTGGTCATCTGCCCCCGTGCGGCCCAGCCGCCTAGCAGCCCTTCCTCAGCGTGGGCGTCACTGACCTCGACCACCTCGGTCATCAGCAGCGCCATGGCCTCCAGGAAGCTGACCGGCTTGTCGTACCAACCGCGATCGACGTTGACGCGGTGCACGTACTCCTGGTTGGCAGCGTGCTCAACGCCGGAGATACCGTTGAAGCTCACTCTTACCTCATAACCAGGAGCCGCGTGCCCGAAAGCAGCTTGCGGTTGTTGGACGTGGACTGCACGAAGATGACTGCGCCGTTCATCTGGTCCGGCTTCACGCGGACGGAGTGATCGGCCGGCAGGCCGAGGATGGTGCGCGCAGCGGGACCGCTGTAGACCTGGCTGTTCAGCATGACCGCGATGTTCTTCTGTGGCTGGATGGTCTCGGTCTTCGTGAACTGATAGTACGCCCGGCCGAGGATGTACGGCTTGCCCGTCTCCCGCGCCACGAACTCGTCAATGCGCGAGTCTTCCTTCACGTCCAGGGTGAAGTAGCTGCCCGTGGTCAGCGGGATAGCCGCCGCCTTGACCTCAGACGCGGAAAACTGCCTGGTCTGGAACAGGCCGCCACGGGTAGGGGCCGAGCGGAGGTTGTAGCCGTGGACGCCGTGCTTGCGGCCTTCCATGAAGTTCTCGGTCGCCGTCCGCAAGACCTGGCCCACGTCCTCGACGCCGGCCGCTGACGTGGTGTCCCAGATGGACACGTTGTCCTTCGGGAACCCGGACTGCTTGAGGGCGAAGACCGCCTGCTGGTTAGGCGCGAACGCCGCCAGGGTCCAGTTGTCAGGCAGGGCGTTGATCACCGACGCCAGGAAGTACGGGTCCTTGCGGATGCTGTCGTTCTCGCCGCCGTCGCTGACCACGTAGATCAGGAACGCGTGCTGCCCGTACTTCTGCGGGACCTGCTTGAGGTCTTCGATCGCCAGGAGGGTGGCGTCGATCAGCGCCGTCATGCCCGCCGGGTGGTACTTGCCCTTGACGGACGGCATGCGCAGCACGTCCTTGTCGTAGTACACGCACTCTTCGCGGCGCTTGCTGGAGAACTGGTAGAACGTGACGCGGGTCTCCTGGTCGTGGACCTTAGACCTGTCGGCCAGGTAGGCAACGGTGTTGTCGATGACCTGGACCACGCTCGCCGTGTGCTTGGTCATGGACGACGACGCGTCTCCGACAATGGCGATGTGGTTGATGTAGTTCGAGGTGTCCACGCCGGCTCCTAGCTAGGCAACGGTATTGGAGAGGTCGTACGACCTGCGCTTCTTGTTGAGTACGTAGGCCGCTAGTGTAGCCGCTGTGATCGGTGAGATATCCGACTCGGCATCCCGCCTGGACCACGCCTTGCCCCCGTCGCCCACCACTCTAGTACCTGCGCGGCCCACTGCCTGCCACAGCGTCGGGGCCAGCTCCTGGCCGAAGTGCCAGAGCTTCTGTTCCTTGACCTGCTGGAGCATGAACGCGAACGCGGCAGCCTCCTCAGCGGGCCCCACCGGGTACACGCGGTCGCCCCACTTGCGAACGGCATCGTCCAGGAGGCCGGCGGCCGGGCCTGCCTTGGGTATGGCGATGGCGAGCGGGCGGCGCTTCATGTACTTGGCGTGCAGGTACTCGATCACCCACTTGGTGCCCTGCCGGTGGCCGTCACGCGGCATCTCGATCACGATGCGCTTCTGCTTGTGCTCCCACGCGCCCATGACCGTTGCCGACTTGCCGTCCTCGGACACGTCGAACGCGAACACCAGTGGCGGCGTCGGGAAGCCGGGGTCCTCGTTGACCAGGAGCTTCCACGCGGGCTTGCTGATGGTCTCCCAGGGCTCTTCCGCCGAAGGCCAGTTGCCGATGGACAGGATCTCGATGTCGAACTTCGCCGGGGGCATCTTGGCGAGTTCACGGCGCGTGGTGGCGAGGGTAATGCGCTCGCCCATGCCGGGGTTGGCCTTGGCCCAGGTGCGCGGGTCGTCGCGGTCGTCGTGCTTGTCGCACACGTAGAAGTAGTTGGTCTCCCGGCCCTTCAGCTCGTCGCGCGGGCAGCCCTCGTCGTGGGGGTTGGCGGAGAACTCCAGGCCGAACGTCTGCGGGTCGCCCTTGATCATCAGCGAGCGCATGACGGCGAGCTGCTGGGACACCGACCCGTCTTCCAGGCCGGCTGAGGCCGCGTAGATCATCTGGGGGTTGGGCCGCGCGCGCATGGTAGGCATAGAGGCACCGACCTGCTCGTTCGAGAGGATCATGGCCTCGTCATAGACCAGGCAGTCACAGGAGAAGCCTCGGGAGGTCGCCGCGCCGGAGCGGGCGTGGAACTCGATCTTGGAAGTTCGCCGTGCACTGATTTCCTTGCCGCCGGAGCCGAAGATGATAGTGCGCCGGGGCTTGAGCTTGATGGCTTCCTTGCCGTTGCCCGTGACGATGCTGGCGACCTTCTTCTCCAGCGACGGGTAGGACTTGATGGTGTCGGTCAGCCGCTGGAGGTGGTTCAGGGATGTCTTGAGCTGGTGCGAGGTGTGGATTATGAGTTCTTCGCCCAGCAGGAACACCCCGGCCAGCTCGCGGACTTCGAGGACCGTTCCCTTGCCGTTCTGGCGGGCCACGATCATCACCACGTCAGGCGCAGCCCACAGCCCGTCTGGCAAGCGGCCCATCATGTGCCGCAGGGTCCACTTCTGCCAGGGGTCGAGCATGTAGCCGAAGCCCTCAGCCCACTCAAGGACTTCAGTGCTTACGTGGTCGCCGCAGCCGTGGTCGTGCTTCTCCTCCAGGCGCTCGATCGCGCACATGGGGCAGTCGGGGACCTGGAGCTGGTGGCGGTCGGGGATGTTGGAGAAGCGCGGGACCTGCGAGCCAAGCAGCGGCCCTGCCATGGACGTGCCGTCCGGCAGGTCAACGCGCTCGGTTAGCCTGTTACCCATACTGTGATGTTACATCACAGTGGCGGCAATTCCCCGTTCTTTATCCACTGCTCGGTTTCCTCGTCCCAGTAATGGGACCGCACGTACTCGTCCCGCACGCGCATGTACTCGCTGCTCCGGAAGCAGGTGATGGCCCACCGGGCGTCATAGCTCGCCTGCTGTGAACTCACTTCACACAAGCCGCCGTTGACGCGCTTGTCCCCGATGTAAGCGTGCCAGTACCAGCCGAGGTCACAGGGCACTACCTCGATGCGGCCTGGGAGTTCACGGCAGATCCTGTTGACGGCATCGCCCAGCAGCTCGCTCCGGTACTGGTCGGCACGGTGCGTGTGGTACCCCTCAAGAGGCATGGCGCTTCCTGTCCGGGCAGTTGCGTCGCAGCATGTCCTCTTGCCACTCGGTCAGGCCGTAGTCGAGCTTGCGGCAGCTCTTGATCGTCTGCTCGCAGGTGGGGCAGCTCACCATCGGGTTGTGCGGGGAGAGATCGTGAACCTTGATGCACTTCCAGCCCGCCTGCCGCATCCACCAGATGGCGGCCCACACAACCGAGCTGAAGGTAAGCGCACCGATGATCAGGTAAATCATGCGTCCTCACTTCGCCGTGCAGAGGATGGTCACCCAGCCTCGCGGGTCACGGCACAGTTCCCTGTAGGTATGATAGCCATTCCACTTCAGCCAGATGGCCAGGCACTCCCACTCGTCTACCAGGTAGTGGCTCAGCGTCTCCACGTAGTCCCCGGCGGCCCGCGTCATGGGCTCGTCAACGGAAACCGCGCTCTTGTGCCCGAGGAGCTGGCGCTTCATGTTCCCGATCGCCTGCGTGGACCGCGAGGGCAGCAGGGCGGTGAGCTGCGGGGCGCTCATGGCCGGGTTGGCGAGGATCGCGTCTTTCTCTGCCTGAGTCCAGCCTGACCCGTTAAACATCGGCCGGGGGCTCGTAGAACCAGATGTGCAGGACGAGCAGGATGCCGGCGACGGAAGCCGTGACCTTGTGGTTGTGCGCCCAGCGTGTGATCGGGGGCGTCCGGGGATGCCTGAAGGTAAGGGCTACCGCCTCGTACAGGCATCCTCCTACCAGCGGCACCGCTGCCCTCTTCTCAATGCGCCGCACGGCCCGGTAAACGACATGCTTCTCGATCATCGCCCGTGCGCCTCTTCCACCTGTCCGGAGGGTTCTTGCTAGCTTGAGCATACTTCTCCCGCCAGGCATGATCACGCTTGTCCGTCCAGTCACCGAGCTTGGCGAGCACCCACTTCACGCCGCGCGGGTTAGCGGGGATCTCCCAGCGCAAGGTGTTATCTTTCTTCACACCCCAGAAGAAGCCGGACAGGCGGTCCCACGGGCTCTGGTAGTAGACGCAGATCAGCAGCCGGCGCGTCCTAAGACTGGTCATCATTCAGTATCATCGCAATCTTGATAGCGGCTTCCGGCGAATTCAGGTAAAGGATGGGGAACTCAGTACCCTGCGCCGTGTGCTGGAACACGCACCAGGGGTGACGGTTCATCGTCCAGGAGGGCGTAAGGTCCGCCGTGAAGCTAGGCATCGTTGCCTTTCTCTGCGGGACAGAACGGGCAGGGGATCGAGTCGCAGTCTATGGTGTGAAGCAAGTTCACAAAGTCATCGCTCTGGACGTAGCACGTGCACCTCGGATCGCGGCTCTCCAGCCACTCACGGCCGAGGAAGCCCGTACCGTGGCAGGGACAGGGCAGTACGTCAGCGTCCGTGAAGTCGAAGTCGCTCATGAGCACTCCTCCGGGTCCGGTTCCTTGAGGGAGAAGAACCCGAGCACGCGGTCGTACTCCTCGTCGTCGCCGTAGTCCACAGGGCCGGAGTTGAGGAACGGGTACAGCTCGTCCTCTACAACCTCAGCGCCCAGTTTCCTGGCGAGCTTTATGCGTTGCCTGGACCACGCCTCACCGTCCGGTGTGCGCAGCCAGGTGATTATCTCCTCACTTGTCATAGTCCAGATAACGCCTGGGACGTGAGGTTATATTCCTGACCCGTTCTCGCGACGCCGACGCTCGGCCAGCCTCTCGCGGCGGTCCTCGGTGTCGTCCCCGTCCTCAGCCGGCGGGTACAGGTCACGGATCTGGAGGAGGTTCAGCCGGATTTCCTTGGTGTACTGGGTGACCTCACGAGGGCCGACCTCGCCGCCGTCCAGTTGCCGCGCCATGTACAGCGCTGACTTGGCGAGCGTGGTGTCCGCTGCCTCACCCGGAAACTCCTCCAGGTCACGCAGCAGCGCCTCCTCGATGCCCCCCTGCTTAACACCGTCCCCGGCGTTCTCCTGGGCGAAGCCGCAGTCGGCACTGGCGCAGTAGTAGACGCCCTTGGACTTGAGGTAGATGTCCTGACCCGGCGCGATCGGCTGACGGCATGAGCAGCACTTAACCGGGCCTGTCGCCTGATCCCAGCGCGGGTAATTAGCCATAGCCCAAGGCTACGACTTGGTAGTGCTTTCGAGATAGTCCAGCAGTGCCTGGTCTAGCGCATTCCTAAGCTGGTCGGCTTGTTCCGGCAACAGATGGAGGTCAGGGCAGATCGGACGGCCCCTGCTGTCAATGGGAGCCCGGACGACAATCTTGCCCGGAGCCGGCGGAGGGGGCGGAATGTACTCGGCGTGGAACTTGTCATCCCGCTCAGGCACTCGCATACCAGCCCGTCGTAGTCGTCGTCCATTACACCCTCGCGCGGGAGTACTTGGCAGAAGGCTTAGGCCCTCCTAGCTCCATAATCGGCGGGAGCGCCATCTCGTACAAGTGGTCCTTGTCCCAGTAGGCACAGAAGACCTGGTACTCCCAGACCGGGAGCCGCAGTGCCTGGTGGCAGGCGATCTCGCTGATGGTACCGGGGCTGTCGTGCCAGGAGGGCCCGGCGATCATGCCGCTGCTCGATGCCGCGATCCACGCCCAGTCATCGGCCAGGCACTTGCCCACCGGGATACCGAACACGCGGGACTCCTCCGGCGAGCCGGTAGGGCACTTCATCGGGTCGAGCCCGAGGTCCCTGTCATGCTGCGCCGGGTTGAACACGGCTTGCACGGTGGGGAACGACAGCAGCACCTTAGTAGAGGCGTCGAACCAGGGCGCATTGAAGAACGGCTTGCCGGTCATCTTGTTGCCGAGGTAGAGGTTGTTCCATGAGTAGTAGGTGCCCGATATCGGCCGGAAGTTCCCCGGCATCAGCGGCGCGTCGAGCCAGATCTGGTACTTACCCATTGCGCGGGCCCTTCTTCAGCAGCTTCGCTGCCTCCTGGTCGTGGAACGCCTGCCGCCGGGCAAGGACATCCTGGGCGACAGCCACGTCGTTTTCACTGGGGTTACCCAGGTTTCCTGACCATACGGCCTGGTCTTCCTGGAGCTTGAAGTCGCTCTTGTACTCGCGCCCGTCAGGCGCAATGTAGGTGAACGCGACCGGGGGCTCGTGCTTGTACTCCACACTCGGGCCGTCATCCACGGGCGTGCTGCCGTACTCCCCAGTCGTGTACGCCTTGATAGCAGCGTCAACGACGGCAGGGTCTTCCAGGTCAGGCTCGTCCAGGCGCTCCATCGTCAGCATGTAGCCGATGGTGTCTACCCGCGAGTCGTGGTGCGCAGGGGACTTTACCAGGCGGCAGAGCTTGAGCCCGGACATCATCACCGCGACCCGGTACTCGTCCAACTCCGCGCCGTCCTTCAGCAGATCCTGCATCAGGCCCGACCAGACCTTCGCGATGATGCGGAAGTCGAACCTGGGGTGCCCGTAGGACTTGGCGCGGTCGCCGTGGACCAGGCTGTGCGCCTCGTGCGCGATCGAGTCTTCAAAGTTCACCATACATCCCTCCGTTTACCCAGCCTGGACAGCCGGGGTCGCAGTTATTAAGAAATGAGTGATTGTGGTGGGTGATGTGCGAGCTTCCCGTGTTGCCGCCGTTAGTCATGGTTATCGTGCCCACGCCACCACCGCCAGCACCGCCGCCGCCGACACGCTCGACCTGGTACGTCCGCTTCACCCAGTCGATCGTGACCAGGGAGTAGTCAACCGCGACCCGGACGATCTTGGAGGGCTTGCCTGCCAGCTCCGCTTCGATCGACACCAGCTCGTCGGCGTACCACTGGGCTTTCTTGCGGTCCTCGACCGCTGAGCCCTTCTTGCCGGCGCGGGCGGTGTACTTGATCAGGTTGCCCCAGCAGAAGCCGCGCGCGAGTTCGAGGTCCCAGGCACGCAGCACCTTGATCACCTCGTACGGCTCGTCGCCCCCGTAGTGGTCCGGGTGATTGATCGTGTCAGCCATGCGACGCCTCCCGGTGCTTCAGCCGTAGCTGCGGCCTGACGCCGAGCCTGACCAGCTTCTGGTACGCCTGCCCGTAACGGTTCTCGATCCCGAACCCAGGCTTACCGGGCAGCGCCTTCTTAACTTCAGCTCCGGCTGCGTTGAACTCGGCCTCCGCCTTGCGGATCTCGTCGCTCACGGCTTGTTCTCCGCTGTGTCCAGGATCTGGTAGACGAACTGCAACAGGAAGTCCCGTGCCGCCAGGTCCAGGCGGTCTAGCCGGTGGCCGGCCTGTAGCTTCCCGATTCGCTCGGCGGCCAGCCTGACCATGCTCAGGGCGAGCACTTCCTGCACGACCTTCGCGCGGTCAGCCTCGCACTCAGGCGTGCACCCGTTCGTGGGGCCGCAGTTGACGCACATCAGCGGAAGTCCAGGTTGTAGGGCAGGCCGGCGGGCAGCGGGAAAGTCAGCGGCTTGGCCATAGCAGCGTGGTGACCTTCCTCGCCGTTGAGCCCGTGCCAGCAGATGAACCTGTGGCCGTCCTCGTTCGCCGCGTACCTGTAGACCACCATGTGACAGCCGGAGAGAGTCTTGCCGTCCTCGCCGGTGAAGCCGCCGCCTTTGTAGAACTCCACGCGGTGCACGAAACGCGTGTGCTCTGGCTTGGTGGTATGGCGCTTGAGGTAGTCCAGTGCTTCCTTCATGCGGAACGCCGGGTGCGCAGAGTCCCAGGCGAAGTCAAAGGTGTTACCCATGCGCTGGAGCCTACCATGGTGGATCTGCCCGGAGTCGAACCGGGGTCCTGAGTCGTTCCGCGTGCGGTCTTCCGCTCAGTCAAAACCCGTCAGACCCTTGGGGATTTCAGCTAGCCGGTTTCACCTGGCAGATCACGGTGGCTAGCTTTCGCGGGGCCGGGAGTCTGCCTTGTCCGGCTTGCCGCACGAGGATGTCCCAACCCCGGCTAACGCTCATGGTACCAGCCACCGGAGCGCCCGCTACGCGCTAGCCTTCACCCGCCCATTTGAAGCGCGGTCTCCGGCGTACTCCCGAAGAGCACTGACTGGCACCGTTGCGGGAACGGGATTTGAACCCGTGACCTGCGAGTTATGAGCCCGCCGCGCTACCGAACTGCGCCATCCCGCGTTGTCCCCAGCCGCCGTCCGTGCTCAGGGCGTGTCCGCCAGCCGGGTATGCGTCTACTGTACCCCATGAAAAAATTTTCCGGGACCGGGGAATGCTCTCCGTCGTTACCTGGTTGTTACCTGTACCAGAGTAAGAGAGGAGGTGAAAGTGATGACCCCACCCGCACGGAGCGGCAAGCTGGCAGACCAGGATGTGCCCCTTATCCAGGTGGTCGGCCGGATCGCTGGCGAGGCCCAGGTAGGTGACGACGAAACCGTCAACACGGGAACCAAGTACCTGGTCCACGTCGGCTGGAGCAAGAAGACCTACCAGATCAGCCAGCGCGGCATCAAGCTGGTACGGAACCTTGACATCCGGGTGCTCGACGAGCCCAGCGAGTACACCGTCTAGCAGAACAGGAAGTAGTACGTGAGGTCTAAACCCCATCAATGCAGGAGGCGTCGCAAGAGAAGGCGACACTAAGCCTCCCAGCGGAAGGAATTCCTGATGCATTGAAGCTGTAGGCAACTCAGGAGGCCCTAGCGTAAGCCCCTTAACCATCCGTGGTTAGGGGGCTTACGCGCGTCTAGCCCTCAATTCGCCCCAGCAGCCACTTCCGGGTCTCGTCAGCCGCCTTTTCAGCCTTCTCCAGCGCTTCAGCCACCAGCTCCACGTCGATCGGGCCGCTGACCCTGAAGTTCACGAGGAAATGGCGCGGGTCCATCGTCCGGAGCGACCTCGGCGCGAGTTTTCCGTGCTTCTTGTGGTAATCGGCCAGAGACTCCTGGAACTTATCCCATTCGTGGTACTCCGTGCGGTTCAGGTGCTTTTTGGCCGCCTCGGCGTTTTTCCTCACCCGAAGTTCCGCAACGCGCTCGCGCAAGCGGTCGTCTTCAGCCTTGAGCAGGGCCGTATGAGCAGCCGGAGCCTTGTGAAGGGGGCAGAACGGCTGCTCCTCGATCATGTCCCAGCCCTCGCGCAGCGCGGCGTCGTCATCGTCCCTGACCTCGACGCAGCCTTCCTCCGAGCACTCCATACTGCACCTCCTCAGAACTTCCAACAACTTCGCCAAACCGTTGGAAGTTGGCTTGTACCTTCCAACACTTCTGGGAACTAACTAATTCCGTTTCGCCGAAAAACCGCCTACCGAGCCAGATCCCGCGCATAGCATGGCTCCGGCAGCAGTACTGCGCCGTCAGGCTACGGCTCCGAGAACGGAACGGCATGTTGCACCAGCCACACAGAAGCACAGCCCTGCGGCGTCGGCACTCCAGGCACACAGGCGGCTCGAAGCGCCGGGTGCCCATTTTCAGGAGGTTTCCGCACCCGCCAGCGCAGTTCACGTACCAATCCGCCACAAACGCGACGATACCACGTCTGCTGAAGCGATCCCAGCAAAAACGGGCCGACCGTTGTGTACTCAGCTCACAGTCGCCGCAGGTCACGAGATTTTTCGAAGTTTTGTTCGTGATCGGGCATTTCGACATCGACGGGTCAAACACGTCGGGGAGAGAATTCGGTCTCCAGGTCGTCCCCTGCGTTACGTGTCATAAAAAAGAGGGTTAAATTATGAAATGTCCGGATTGCGGCGGGGTGGTGGAATGCGATTCTAGAATTGCGGTGGAATGGTGGAATGGAATTCTAGAAATGCCTGGGTGGTGGAATGCGATTCTGGAATTGATTCTAGAATGCAGGCAGTGGTGGGGTGGGCTGGCAATGTCCGGATTGTCCATGGCTGGGTGGATTGGCATGGCTTGCGGTGGATTGTGCCATTGTGCCAGGGATTGCAACCGATGCCTGGATTGCCTGCTATGTGCCTGTATGCTATGGCATGTGCACGTATGTGCCTGTATGTCATGGTGTGTGGTGGTAATGATGCACATGTACACACATGTGATGGTATGTACACATACATGATGGTATGTATGCATATGTCATAGTGTGTGGTGGTAATGGTATGTATGGCACTGTATGTGGTGGTATGTACGTATACACAGTGGTATGTACACACATGTACGTATGTGCACTGTATGTATGTGTATGTACTGCTATAGTACGACATTGCTGTATGTGCACTGTGTGTGGTGGTATATACACACATGTATGTGTATGTACGTATATGTGCGCATATACAACGATATGTGCACTGTATGTTACTGGCTGGTAGTGAACCAGGTCGTATACGCGTATGCACTACACAGTAACGGCGTTGCTGGCAGACACGTATATTCGAATGTACGTACACAGAATCATCGAACACGATTGGTCTAGCAAGCGTACATACGAATAAGCGCGCTGAGCAGGCATAACATTGTACAGGGACAAATCGGTCGAAATCTCCGAAACGATCGGCGCGGGTGATTGCTTGGGTCGGGCCCGAAAGTCTCTCAGAATCGCTGTGTGGACCGTACAGACACTAGTCTGGAATGTCCGTTTGTACGGAGCACGTATCCGCGCGCTAGCTGCACTGGAAACGGACATATCGTGATATGTCGCCTAGCGCTACTTATATCGTACTAATCTACGATTATATAGGCTTTATCATCATTTAGTAGGACATGCACCGAAATGTCCGAATTCCCGGCCGCTAGCTACTCGCGAGTAACTTAGAGCGGCATTCTAACGCGCTAGCTAGCGCCGGCGGGTGATTCTGCCTAATAGCTGTGAACTAGCCTCACAGCTACCTGCTAGCCGCGTACAGACACCATTCTGGCGAGCTTGCAAGCCTACGCGCGCGCGTGCACGTGTCGCGTACGCATGCGCAGTGTGAAGCCAGTTCACAGGACAAACTAGGACACAAGATAGCAAACCGGAAAGTTATTGAAAGTTTTGTCACGAAATGTCCGAATCAGTGTCCTAGTTCGTCCGATTTGCCGAGATTGTACGACTTTGGGTAGGCGTAGCGTTGCGGTTGTAGTTGAAATTCAGATAGGCAAGCGGAGCGGTCGCCGGCGTCCCGGCGGATCATGTGGCTTGCGAATATCTTTGCTGTGGGGCACGACAGTGCCTAGCGATTCGAATGGTTTGCGCCATGGCGCATACGCGCGAATTTCTAGGCTAGTGATGGCCGACGACGTGGCGAAAGTCGCGTGGGCGACGTGCAATATCGACATACGTATGCGAACACGGGATAACCTACAGAATGCCTAAGGGTAGCTGTTGAGTCGTCTGCAACGCTAGCTAGTGCCATGGCACCGATTACGTCTAGTGAAACAGATTCCCTAGTTGGGTGCGCACCACCTAATGATTATGGGCAATAGTGAGAGATATCGCGGGTAGGGGATAGACCGATTCGGCGCGAAAGCGGATTACGTGTGAGGCGTATTGACTAGCCGGAATCAGTCAATGTAGCTAGGCAGAACGACACATCACAACCGTCTGTATGCTGCGATCAATTGGACATTGTGCACGCGAATAGCGATCAATCCAACATTGTGCACGCGGATTTAGCAGACGGTAAACGGTAGGTTAGCAGCCTATTAGTGACAGATGTCTCGCCTAGCGAATTTCGTTGTCGCTCTTGTAATTCTCCGACGTTTAAATAGAGAAAGTCATCGCTTTCGGCAATGGATACGTAAGCTAATGAGCGATTCGCGATACAGTGACAGTCCGCACAATGGGCAATCTTCAGTGATTAGTCTGCATTGTGCTTAATGGCACGACACAGCGGATTGCTTTGGAAGCTAATAGACGTAGGCAAGTGAGGCAGAATCACCCGAAAGCACTAATGCGCATGAATCGCTACGCTATCGGTACATAAGTCATAACCGCTGATAACGGACGCCATGCGCATAAATCGTCAATGCTAGAACGGAGCAAACGCTAATGCGTTCACCTCGCAATCGGACGCGTTCGCGCGCCGAAAAGCACCACTACACTGACCGTACGTCGCAACCTGTAGTCAGCAATGCGCCAACGCATAACCCTGGCAACGCTGGCAATCGCAACACATGGGGAGCGCAAAACACGAACATGCAATTGCGGCGTGGCGGAATCTCCAGTTACTACAGGTCACGGGAGCGTGGTTACAGTGCATGACTCGCTTACGCCACAGCAGGTCACGACGACAGTTGACGCGTCGCCGGAAACCATTCACGCAATGGTGGATGCCGAGAAATTCGGCCACGCGTTCGCGCATGGTGCCACAATCAGCCATGCCGGCTACCAATTCGGCGCGCGTGAATTCAGCGCGGCCACTTCACTATTCAAGGTGAGGTACTGACCATGATCATCGAAACCCCATGGGGAATCACCTGCACACATTCCTCTAACGTCATGTGGGATCGCGACAACGCGAATGCCTACTATGTGTTCTGGTCAGACCTCCCAAGCACTCACCCGGCGTACGCCGGACAACGCGGCTACTGACCATGCGCAGCCGGCTAAACGAGATCATCCAACGGGTCTATGTGGCCTATTCCTGCCTAGCGCTTCAACTCAACTCGCGATCCGATTTGGACGGTGACTGACCATGCGTGGATTCGAAATCCGGACCAATGACGGACTGTTCTTCACCAATTCAGCGGACGTTGCCGGCCGGGCATACGCCAACGGCGCAACCGTCCGACCGTGCAAGGTTCGCAAGCTCGCCAACGGAACGTTCACCCGCACCTACAGCTAGGGGCCCATCGTGTTGTTCCCGTCGCCAATCCCGACCATGGCCGCGTTCACGCATCCCGGTATCACCTCGCTAGTTGAGCTTGCCTGGATCACCGGGTACACGGTCACTCTGTTCGGACTTCTGTCTATCGAGCGTCGGACGCGTCGCGTCACGTTCGGTACCGTTCACATGGCCTTCCACGCGATGCACCCGCGCGTGCGGCCGGCGGTCGTTCCCGTCCTGTTCCTGCCCGGCATGAAAGTCGTGCTACTCACCGTGACGTTGCTCGCGATAGCCACTGTGCCGCCCGTACGGCGCGCGTGGCTGGCGAACGTCTATCACCTGCACTTCTAACCGCACCCGCGCGCAAAGCCAGAATGATGCGCCTGAAACGGCGCTAGCGGCCACTGTGAGCACTAGTGACCACGCGAACGCGTTACGAATCTAGCTCACACGTCACAGCGGTAAGCGCGCGACCTTAACCCGAACCTACCCTCTAGGGGATGCGTCATCATGTGGGAAACTCACATCACGTCAAGCGACCCGAACCATGGCGAGACTAGCTGGCATCGTGCCTGGCATCTCACAACGGACGGGAAGCACGCGGCGACCGTGTATGACCTGGGAGTCATGCTCGATTGGCTCCGTACCGGGCGCGCGGACAGCGCCGATATGGGTTACGTGTACCGTCACCCGCAGCGCAAGATGTAGTCATGCACTACTGCCACAACTGCGGACGCCGGCAGCTACTCAATCGCGGCGCGTTCTGTGTGGTCTGCCTGGACTTCTGGTATGCGCATCACCGTATGCCCGTCCGCGCGGACTTCACACCCAAGACATCACTCACCCGCATCTACGAAACGATGGGCTGGAATCTGCCATGAAAGTTCCCACCACCGAACGCAACCCCATCACCGGCCGGATACAGCGCGTGTCGCCTCTCACACTCGCCAGACTCGCACCCAAGCCGCTAGCGGCGCGCGTGACGCCGGCGGAGGCGGGCCCGATCACCTGGTCCGAATTCCGGTACAGCACCCGCTCACCCGAAAGGAACTGACCTCATGCCAGACATCGAAAGCGCCTTCCTGCACATCCTCGCGGCATCCTACGGGCCCGGCGAGGTGATGACCGATGACCAGGCGCGCGATGCGGAGGCGGCCGACGATGCGGCCACGCTAGCGCGCTGGCATGAGCAGGGCGTTGCCGAACGCGACAGCGCGCGCCGGCGGTACCCGCAACTGCACACAAACCCGTGGGACGCTCCGCCCGGCGGGTACGTGAACCGGCCATGATCACCTACCTGCCCATGCTCGCGGTGCCCGTGATCTGGTCACTGGCCATCGTGTACGCCTTCACCCGCGACCACTGGAGACAACCGTGAACCTAGCTCACCCGAACGTCCTGATACCCGGCGATCTGGTCACCGTGTACGCCGGCGATACCGGGTACGCCACAGCTACCATCGAACGCGACCCAACCCGTGACCAGTTCACGCCGGCCGGCTACGTCACACTCTGGACATCGTGCGGCCGGTTTGACGTGCCTGCCATAGCGGAGCTGACCGTACGCGCGTGGGCACCATTCAACCCGAACCGACCGGCTATCCAGCCACCATTCTAGGGGGGCGCATGACCACCTACACAAAGCCAATCTCCAAGCAACTGACCGCCAACCTGGTCAGTGAAGCCTACCCGGCATGGACGCCGGCGGAAGTTGACGCGGCAATCAGTCGCGCGGACTTCAAGATGGATATCGGCCATGGCCGTACCGTCGCGTTCACACTGACCACCTACACACTCACCTATGAGGGGTGACCATGTACCTGACCGTGATTCCCGCGTACGGACGCGACTACAAGAGCGGCAAAGCTGCCCGCGAGGATTGGCTCGCCGGCAAAGACTTCCGCATCGCTGACATGTTCTCCGGTGAGGACGGACGCTACATCAACAAGCAGGATGCCGACCAGCGCGGCATCACGGTCACGCTCCGCTTCAATCGCCTAGCGGGCACCGTAACCATCAAGCCAGCCAAGCCAAAGAGGTAAATCATGCTACTCGCCATTTTCGTCATCCTCGCCGCCGCGTTCACCATTGTGGGCTATGGCGTGGTGCCAGTGATCAATGACCACTACGACCGCAACGAAGCCAAGCGGCGCGCGGCCAATGAGCGCGACTACCGGGACCGGAGCAACTGACCATGCCACCATACGACCTATGCAACGACCCTAACTGCCGCAAGTGCACTCAGATGCGGCTATGGCGTGCGAGGCAAACCGCGCCGACCACACCACCACGCTACCGGCTAGCGGGTGAGGCATACAAAGACCCGTTCATGCCGGAGGTGACCAGCGAAGATAACGCGTCGCTGGCATATTTCCTGTCCGACCCAACCTGCAAGTCATTCCGTCTAACACTCGCCAAGTAGCACCCAACCGAAAGGTAGCACATCGTGCGTATCAGCAACTACCAGTCATGGTTCCGTCCCGCGTTCGCCGTCATCCGCGACACTGACCCCGCCGTGTACCGGCGCATGATCACAAGCGACTGGCAGGTCACCGCCGTTGACGCTCCGCATGACGTTGACGACGTGGCCGAGCAGGACAGTCTGACCGACGCCGGCCACGTGCTTGTGGAACTACAGGGATCGTTCGGCGAAACCCTCACTCCCAAGCCGGACATGCCCGACGACCCGAGTAACCCGATGCCGGACATCCTCAAGCGGCACACGTGGCTGGCCTGCAAGGACATTGAGGGCAAAGCGGCCGAACTCGGCATCCCCATGGTCAAGCTCGCGGCCGACGTGCTTGTCCACGAATTCCGCCACATTGAAGGCGGCGACGAAAGCCAGGCACGCGACGCCGGCGAGGAATTCGGTCGCAAGCTGGGCGAGCCGGCCATCGTGGAACTGTCGGCAACCGGCCGCCAGGGGGCGGAGATTGAAGCCATGCTCCGCGACCTCAAGGCCAAGCTCGCGGCCGGCGAGTATAACGACCTCGGATTCTGATCACCTACCTGCATGGTCCGGGACACAATGTGTCCCGTGGCCACGCGCGTACGTGGCGCGACCACAATTGAAAACCGGCACACAGATACGAACTCTGTTCCGTTCTAGGCGTCACCGGGGCGGCCATAACGCCGCTAGCTACGGAGCTTTATCCGGGTAGTTGGACCACCGCGCCCAACGTCGCCATCTGTGCAGACAAGCCAACCACCGATGATCTTGAAAGGATCACAATCATGGCTGACCAGAAGACCGAACTCAACAACGTGGTGCCCGCGCCGCGCGTCGCTCTCGACAACGAGATCCGGCCGGTGACCACCGACACCGTGACGCCGGGCAACGTGCCGGCTGACTACGTGCGCAAGCTTGACCGGGAAGAGCACACTCAGGAGCACGTGCACGGCAACCGCACGACCTTCGACACTGACACAAAGACCGATGACTCGGCGCACGGTCAGTTCGACAACCGCGTGCTCACGCTGGTTAAGGGCGCGCTGGAGTCACGGCAGGCCGTGGAAGATGTCCGCGCCAACCACCGCAACCGCAACCGGATCTACATCCTGCTCACGGTCCTGGTCATGGAGCTGATCGTTCCTACCCTCTACGGGATGCACTTGCTGCCCAAGTTCTTCTTGACCTATGAGGTGCTGGCTATCACGCTGCCCGATGCGCTGCTGACCGTGTACGCGTACCTCCGCAAGTACTGAGCGGCCCAACCCCGGAACTACCCAACCAGGAGGTAATCATGCTAATCGGAATCCTGATCATCCTCGGCGTGACCGTTGCCGTGCTCGCGCTGGTCGCGGCCGGCGTCTGGATGGCCGCACGCGGCGACCGTCACCCGTGGATTGACAAGATCTTGCGGGCGGAGGCAGGTCTCGTTGACCCGCGCTACAACCTGCCCAAGTCCTACACTGACCAGACGCCGGGCGGGTGGGACAAGCTCTAAAGCGCCAATCGCGTCGGCTAGCCGCCTCCCGTGGTGGCTAGCCGGCCCGGCCGGAAGGAACACACAATGACACTCGATTTGATCCTATCCCTGCTATCGCTTGTGGCGTCCGTCGTGTCCGTCGTGCTCTACTTCAAGCCGAATCGCCGGTCACAGCGGCTAGGCGTCGCCATCGCCCGCGAACTGCGCTACGTCACAAAGCGCGAGGTAGCAGACGCCAAAGCCGCCGGCGTCAAGCTCGACACCGACGCGGACCAGGATCTCAAGGTCGTTGACGATGAAGTCGAAACCATAGAAGAGACGGAGACCACGCACCATGGCAAATCAACTGTTCAATGACATCAAGCGGCTCAACGCCGCCGCGCTCACGCACCTCGCGCAAGATGTGGCGCTGGCTGACTGGGACCGTACGCCGGCCGCCAAGCCATGCGAGCAATGCGAGGATGACACGGCCGACACCCCGCCGGGTACGTTCGGCTACTTCAACTAGGGGGGCATCATGAGGCACGACTACAGGCACCCGCGCTACTGCTGGTGCCACTGGTCATGGTGCGGACGCCAGCGCTGGGCACCGTGCACGCGCGACGCGGACAGCCCGACCGGACCTCAGGATTTGCCATGGTAGACCGCTGGGACAAGTTCACGCATCGCGAGCGGACAACCATCCTGATCGCGCTCACCGCCGCACCCGTCCGCAAGCACGACGACGGCGAGACGGAAGAGCTGACAGAAGAAATCCTCAACACTCTGGGGTGATCATGTTTCACGCATTCCTGCATCACGTCCGTTGCGGTATCGACGCCGCCATTGATCACATGCTTTACACCATAGACGGGCCCGATGACCAGGGGCCCTACCCGCCCGACATTGGAGAAATAGTCTAATGAACCTCGCCGGAATCATCGTCATCGTGCTATCCGTCGCGTTCCTGGCCGCGCTGATCGCGTACATACGCTACGACTACACGCACTACATCCGACCGATCGAACTGTCGGAATACCAGCGCCGGGGGGGTTGCTGATCATGAAAGAAATCAAGTTCACGATGGATGAATTCCGCCACGCGATGCGGATACCTCAGATGGTTGAGGACGTTTGGATCAATGCATACATGACGGAGGTTGTGGTGGTGGTTGACCCCGACCGCGACGTGCAACCTCTCAAGCCGACCGAGGCCGACTGGTACCGCAATTACGGATCGGCCCCGCATGAGTGAGGAATGGGAAAAGACAATGGAGACACCCGACGTTGAACTGATCATGCAGTACGAACAGGGCGCGTTGTCCGATGAAGACACGATCGCGCTGTTCCAGTCGCTAGTCGATAGCGGCCTTGCCTGGCAACTACAGGGAAGCTACGGACGCACCGCCATGGCCATGCTCGACGCTGGCCTGATTCACACGGGAGACTAATCATGCTAATCGAACTGATCGGATGGGTCTTGCTGCCCGTCCTGCGCTTCTTCCACCTCACTGAGCGGAAGGACGATGACGACAAGTGAAATTCACGTTCGAGGTGACCGTCACAGTGCCGCCAGGCGGCTCGGAGCACGCCGGAGACTACGCCGTGGACATGGCGGAGGCAACCTCCGCGCTTGGCTTCGACGTGTCCGCGTTCGAGCTGCTAGAGGTGCACGGTACGCCGGCGGAATACAACGCTGTGTACTGTTGTTCCACCCGTCAGGAGGGCACGGAATGAACGCTGTGCAGTTCAACGAGATAATGCACGGCATCTTCGGCCTGTTCATTCTCGGCGTTACGGGTGTGCTCCTACTGGGAGTCATCGCGATCATACTCGCGCTAAACGGAAACAAGAGGTAAAGGCATGCACGTCAAAGACTCAGCAAGGCTACAGCAGGCGCTTAGCCTGATCGCGTACTACGACCCCGCCACCATGGCAAGGATGCAGGCAAGCAACTGGACAGTGCACGTCGTTGCCGAACCGGACGACCTGGAACCGCTATTCAACCTCGCGCGCAACGGTCAGATAAAGTTCGGAATGCTCGCGGCGCTAGGTCACAGTCTGACGCTGCCTAGCACGATGGGCATCACGGTCAACGCGGTACGGCCGGGCACCTCGCGTAGCGACATCCCGCCCGCGCTGCTAGACCAGACATGGGTCGCGTGGCCGCAAGTCAATGAGGGCGCGCTGGAGTTTGAAACCTCCGTCGCGCGTACCGCCGCGATGGTGCTGGTCCACGAATTCCAGCACTACCTGGGATACGGCGAGGGCCCCGCGTACGACGCCGGCGTGACGTTCGCCCGCAAGATGGGCGAGACCAAGATGGCCTACTCGCAAGCCCGCGACAAGAAGCTATCACTCAAGGACGAGGCCGAGATGCAGCGGCTTATCGACATAGAGAACGCCCGCAAGGGCCGGAGGTATTCAGCATGACCGACATTCACCCGACCGTCATCACCGGCGAGGAAAACATCAGACTCTTTAGCCTGATCGCGCTACGCGGCGCGCTGAAGCTGGAGACTAAAGGTCTCAAGCGAAGCGGCGGCCGGTCAGCGCGCGCCATCGCCAACGAGTACATGGGAACGAACATCAAGACATCCAAGGCCACCTATAAGGCGTACGACGCCTGGCTGGCCGAGAACTACGGAGTAGAAAGCAGGCCCCTTTGATTCACTACAACACGCAGAACGGCCTAAGCGACCTGCCGAGGACAGTAGCGCGCGCCGTGGAAGACCTACGACCGCACGCGAACGAGTTCGACAGCATCACCACATGCGGCACCTCCGGCCTGGTAGTCGCCGCGCCCGTCGCGCTCGCGCTTGGCAAGGAACTGGTCATCGTCCGCAAGGAAACGGAGCTGGCCGGCCCGCTGTGCCACCACGCGCACGCGGTGGAGAACCATCAGAACGCCGGCCGCCGCACGCTGTTCCTCGACGATGAAGTCCAGCGGGGGCGTACGATCAGCCACGTTGCCGAGCAGCTAGCCGAGCACACGCGCGCCGAGATCACCGCGAGGTACGAGTACACAGATCGCAAGTACTCAGGCGAGTACCGCAGTCACTACGTGCCGCCGCAGCGACGCCGCGAGTACACGCGGGAAGACCTACGAGAGACGGGCAGGAGGTGGCCGTGGTGATACCTACCACAGCCGACGACGAAACGCTGGAACGCTACGTCCTGAACATCGTGCAGGCGTTCACCGCTGCCACAGCGGACCAGGTAGCGCGCGGCCGGGCATGGTACCCGGTCGCGCACGACCTGGCCGAGCTGGTTGGTCACGGCGACGCGCGCAAGGGCGCCGGCATCATCGCGGCACTCTCGCCAAACAAGGCGTGGGACATCAACATCAAGCTCGCGAAAGACGCCGGCAACGGCAACGTGCACGGTCACTTCACCCGCGCGCTAGGCGTGGTGAGGCAGATCCTGGAAGGATGCGACCCGGAGTCTGTCCTGCCGGCGGAGGCCAAGACGGGCCACTTCTTCCGCAACATCGCGGACCCCGCCGACCCGGACCCGGTGACCGTGGACAGGCACGCTTACCGCGTGGCCACGCGGGACAACAGCATGAGCGACGACTTCGGCCTGTCCAACAAGAAACGCTACGCCACGCTCGCGCTTGCCTACCGGCTCGCGGCCAGGCGGCTAGGCGAGGTACCGTGCGTGGTGCAAGCCGTAACCTGGCTGGCTCAGCGCGAGCAGGCGGCCGAATGACCCAGCCCGACATCATGGTCTACGCCGAATGGGGTTGGACCTGCCAGGAATGTTTCGCGACCTGCAAAGGTTACGACAATGAGCAGGCGGCCAAGGACGACGGCGACCAGCACGAATGCGAGAGGTACGAGTAACTGTTATGAGACTTCACACCCGCTTGACAGCGGACGACATCCACCACGCGCTCCAGCAAGCCAAGGACGCCGGACATGTAGCTCAGATGGTGGAATTCAACCCCATCTTCGCGACCGGCTCCCAGACGCACCCGCGCGCCTACGAGATCTCACTGACCTCGCCCGAGTACGTGCCGCTCCCCGAGCCGGTGAACAGGTACGGCCGGGTGCAGAAGACCCGCCGGCGGGCCCGGAACGGGGGCTGGGCGGCCACGTGGCGCGAGTGGGGGTGGTTCATGGCCGAGCTGTTCGTCATGGACCCAGAGTCGCGCTGGGGGACGCGCCCGCGCCATGACGGCCGGGACGACAAGCGGTGGGGCTACTTCAATGAGGCCGACTTCCACCGGAAGACAAACCAGGAGTTCACGCTTACCCGGTCGCGCGCCAGGCTCGACGGGCACCCGTGGGAACGGGCCCACCCGTGATCAGGCAGCGCATCGGGAAAAACCAGGATCAGTTCAAGCGGCTAGCCGCGCCCAACCGGGGCGATGCAGACGGCGAGATCCGCAACGGGTTCCCCATGGGCATGTACATCCCGAAGGACGCGGGCAGGCGTTACCGCTTGCTCCGCGCCCTTGGCTACCAGGTGTCAGGGGGGAATACCGGCGACGACCTCAGCGTTATCACAACTGAAAAGAACGGAGGCAACGATGCCGAGCAGACTTCCGAATGACTACGTACCAAACAAGACGCTGGCGTTTATAGATCAGATGGTCTACGCCCGAGACGAGTACAAGCACGTCATGACCATGGCGCTGATCGTCTCGCACGCTCGCCAGTTTTTCGGAACGGTGCCCTACATCCTTGCGACCGGCGACAAGCCGGAATCGGGTAAGTCAACCATCGCGTTCGACATCCCGATGATGCTGGGATTCAACATGCAGTCCGTGGACAAGATGACCACGCAGCCCGCGCTCAACGCCATGTACCTAGAACGCGTCACCCCCAACCTCGCGCTCGACGACATCGGCAAGATCTACGGCGACAACGGGACCAATGGCAAGTTCCACCCGGTGTACACACTGGGCGTCAAGAGCTACCGGAAGAACGCCACCACCAAGATGTCGCGCAACGGCACCATGGTCAGCGTTCCCACCTACGGGATGCAGTTCATGAACGGACTGCGCAACGCGGTGCCCGGTGACATCTTCACCCGGTGCATCTGGATGCAGATGGAAGCGGCACCCGAGGGCATAGCGCAGAACCTGCTGCCCACCGACGACGACAACGCCGAGGCCGAGGCCACGGTACTCAGGGAAGCGATTCACGCGTGGGCCGGCCAGCACGGTGCGGGCATGAAGCTTTTCATGAAGTCCCGTGTCCGCCGCATTCACCCCAAGCTGTTCAGCCGCAAGCGCCAGATCTGGGGTCCGATCTTCGCAGCGGCCTATGAAGCAGGCGGCCAGTGGCCACGGTGGATCTTCGAGGCGTTCGTGGGCATGGCGCTCGACGCGTCGGAGAAGACGCCGCTGCTACCCGACCAGTTCACCCTGCTCGACACCGCGAACTACCTGGTCAAGACCGAGGGCCGGAGCGTGTTCACGTCCGACCTGATCGAGGCGCTGCGCGAAATGCCAGCGGGCCAGTTCTACCGCGATGCCGAGGACGAGTACCTGGTCAAGAAAATCTTCCCGCGAGCACTGGGACCGTCCCAGCGCGTCACGGGATACATGGCCTACGGCGAGCACGCCGGCCAGTACGGCACGGCCATGGGGTACGACGCATTTCACGTACTCAATGCAGCAATCGAGCTGCGCGAAATTCTCTATCCTGAAATGCAAGGTGAGCTAGATGACCCAATGGACGCAGAGCTTGCCTTCGAGCCAAGTCCAGCCCCCAAGTCAGAACCTTCCATTCGCGACCTTGCAGAAACGGCGGTCTGACGTGCCAAACATGCGAATCGTAGACGACAAAGGCAATGACCGTGCTCAGGGCACGATCATATCAACCGTATGGGGATTCTCCCTGTACGACGGCAACAAGATCAATCCCGACAAACTCATAGCCTCAGCCGACATCAATCACAAAGATGATCTTTACACGCTGGCGAACTCGCTAGCGATGGATGTGCGAGAGGTACAACCGTAACCAACGGTATGCCTCCGCAGCACGGAGGTTAGCCATGGCTCACAGCCAGGGCAAGAAAGGCATCAAAGCCTGGGAAGTAGTGATCGTGTTCGTGCTAATCGGCGCGTTCATCTACGGAATCCTGGGCGCGGCGGGCACGTTCAACGTGAGCAAGCCCGCGAGCAGCACCTCGGCAACGGCTACCAGGCCCGCGCCGCACGCAACAGTCAAGCCCACGGCAACGGCCAAGCCGCCCGTCAAGGCACCCAAGCCGGTCACCAAGCCGGTACCCAAGCCCGCTGTAGTGACCTACACGGTCAAGACAGGGGACTGCCTGTGGCTGATCGGCCAGCACTACCACATCGCGTGGCAGAAGATTTACGCGGCCAACCGATCGGTGATAGGCCCCGACCCCAACCTGATCTACACAGGTCAGCACCTAGTCATACGGAGGTGAAATGGCAGACAAGTTCCAGGTGCACGGCCTGGCCGCCGCGAAGAAGCGACAGCCGGGCCGCAAGCCCGACAAGAACCCGGTCAAGGTGACCAAGGTCAATCCCGCCGCGCTCAAGCTCGCACACGAGATGACCAAGGACACCGACACCCACATCGAGATCCGCAACGACGGGTCGATCATCATCAAGAACGGGAAGAAGCGTAAGTAACCATGATCTTCTGGGCACTGCGGTCAGCAGTCAACGGCATTAGCAAAGCGAACAGCAAGCCCAGTGCGCCGCAAGAAGAAGTGGTCAAGGGTAATTACGTGCCAGGGGGGATCACGGCGATTATCGCTGTGGTCTCCCTGGTCGTAATCCTGGCCGGCGTCGCCAGCGGCCACCTGATCTACTGGGCGATCGGCGGGTGCGTCTTCGGCTTCCCCGTGCTGATCATGGCCGGGTGGTTCATGGGCGGCGTGCACGACATGGAAGCGAAGCAGCGCACGCTCGACAGCCTGCCCGACTTGCCCAACCCCGAGAACGAGATGGCCGCGATGCGACAGCGGGCAGCGGTGCTCGAACACACTAGCGTCACGGAACCCTTGCGCATGCGGAAGAGTTCCGTGACACCTGTGCCCGTGCCGCCGCCGCGCGTGGTCAAGACGCGCAAGCAGCTCGCTGCCGACCATGACCTGGACGAGCGGCTGATGCGCATCGGCGCGATCCTGGTCGCGCCCTGCCCGGCCTGCAACGCGGGCGAAGCCGAGTTCTGCACGTTCCTGCCCGACGTTGCTATCTCACTGCTGGACCGCGAGCGCTCGATCGTGGTGCACGACGCGCGGATCGGCAAGTCAGTCAAGCTGGGAATCGCCAAGGTGGCTGACGTTGTTGCACAGTTCGACGGCAACGTGCCGGATGGAGTATGGGAGACAGCACTGTGACAAAGGAAACCGAGCGCACACCGGAAGCGGTGATCTACCGCGAGCTGGTCAGCAGATCAGCCGAACCCAGGTACGCGTGGGACTTCGCAGATCAAGTACTGCGGGCGCTCAAGCTGGCCGGGTTCAGCGTGGAAGACGAGCTAGCCATCGAGCCCCCGCACGACGAGGACCACTACCTGCACCACACGCCCGCCGGGCCTAACCCGCCCTGCCCTAACTGCACGTGGCTGAACTGGAGCCAGTTATGAACTACCAGGTAGTACTGACCGAAGACGGCGAGGAACTGACCGTCAACACCATCGAGATCGACAACGACTTCGCTAAGAGACACCCGCACGAGGTGAAGATCACGATCTACGCATGGAGAGGCGAATGACCAAGCTCAACTACAAGCTCACGATCAAGTGGCACCGAACCATGATGCTTACCGACCGCCAGGACACGCCGATCCTGTCGTACTACAACGCGCAGCAGGACTGGTGCGACTGGGCCATAGACCGGCTGCCCTTTAAGACCGACGCCACCCGGTTCACGTACCAGGTGCTCTACCGGGGCCAGGACATCGGCCCGCGCTGGTCAATGCTCGGCAACGCCAAGGCATACGTAGAACGAGAGGGCAGACGATGACACAGCCCATGCAGCTCAAGTTCCACCAGAGGATCAAGGACCGGAGTGACCACCCGGACATCATCGCCCTGCGTCACTACGTGATGATGCGCATCCGCGACATGCAAGGGGTAACACTGTGAGCAAGGGGCGAGAGCTGATAGCACTCAATGAGCAGCACCGCCGGATGACGGGCAAGGACTACTACCTGTACACCTCGCGGCCGGGTGACGGCCAGGTGCGCGTGGTATTCACCGATGGCGTGTACCTCGGCGTGCGAGCCGGGCTCAAGCACATGCAGGAGAAGATAACGACGCTGGAGGGCAAGTGAACAACACAGACAAGATCAAGATGGGCGGCCTGATGCGCTGCTGCCTGACCAGCGTGGACCACCTGTACCCGGACGGTCCTGCCCAGCTAGCAACCGAGGGCCAGGTACTCCAGTGCGAGTACACCGACAGCCCGGACCACCGGATGATCTTCCATGACGGCACCTGGTCGTGGCACCCGGAGAACCCGCTGTGACACCCGCGCAAATCGTCATCGCGTGCGCCCTGACCGTGGCCCTGGTACTGTACGTGGCCTACATCGCCAAGGTCGTCAAGGACATGCGCGCCATGCAGCGGGAGACGATGAACAAGATACAGACGGCCAAGCGCGCCCTAGACAACCAGGCGCACGTACGCGAGCTGATGGTCAAGCACTTCACGCCCGAGCAGCGCGCCAAGATATGGCATGACGCACAAGTCATTGCCCAGTTCAGAAGGGAGCTGGAAGACGATGCCACGTGGGAAGAGGAAGTTCGTGGTGGAGATTACGGAGACCGAGGGGCTGACGGAGCTGGAGCTTAACTCCGCGCTCATGCGACTGGCCGGCGGCCTCCAGAGCGGCCGGAACTCCATCGAGCGCGGCTCACTGCGCAACACAGCCGGCCAGGTGATCGGCACGTACGCATGGAAGGACCAGATCATACCGCCTAAGGTGTGACCATGAGGACTCCGCAGGAACGGAGAGAAGACATGGCAGCGTCGATGGGGATAGCCGGCGTAATGTGCGGCTTGATCCTGCTGACTGCTGCCGTCTTCTTTTTCACCATCTTCAGCCCCATCGGCAAGTGGATGGAGCGCCGCAAGTGGCGGCGTGAACTGGCTACACACGGCCGGGAGTGCCTGTTCTGCGGCGGCACCAGGACCAAGCTGGTACCCCACCCGGAGTCGGGCAGGTACATCTGCAAGGACCAGGGGCTTTGCCAGGCAGCGCGTCACTTCCGCAACCTGCTAGATTCAACCCCGTGACGGTCTACTACTGCTGGAAGTGCGGGCACCAGGTAGGCAAGCACGCCCCGCGCGAGAAGCACTACGAGACCGGCAACACGATCTACTTCTGCTCCGAGCCGTGCCTGCGTGACTACCGCGAGCTGGCCGAGCTGTGAGGCCCGAGGGCAATCGCGGGCGCTACGTGCGCCGGGGCGGTCCCATCCCGCAGATCTACCCCGACACGCTGGCCGGCCTGGAGCAGGCCCTGAAGGACTGCGTGTCATCGAGCAGGTTCCTGCCCGACAACATCATCTACCTGACCCGGCACCACGCCGGCCACCAGGACACACTCCGCGTGTTCCAGGCGGGACATGACATCACACCCTACTCCGACCTTGGAGAGCAGGAATAGAACCCCGTCCTCCCTGGTTGTAGCAGGTACACACCCCACAAGCACAACCCCAGGAGAGACACCATGAGATCAATCTGGTCCGGCGCGATTCAAGTGATCGCGGGGCTCAGCATGCCAGTCAAGCTCGGGAGCACCGTCAAGGACAACTCCCTGGAGCTGCACTGGGTCCGCAAGACGGACGGTGCCCGCGTCAAGTTCACCCGCGTGACCGAAGACGACGGCAAGGAAATCAACTGGAACGACATGTCCAAGGGCTACGCCGCGCCTGACGGCTCGACCGTGCTCATGGACCGTGCGGACTTCGAGCGCGTGTACGGGCCCAAGAGCCGGGTAGCCACCGTGCTCATGTTCACCGAAGAGTCGAACATCCCCCCGATGGCCGTGAAGAAGACCTACTGGGTCCAGCCCGACATCGGCGGCGAGAAGACCTACGCCCTGCTCGCGCAGATCCTGAACGAGACCGGCAAGGTCGCCGTCGTCACCTTCGCCATCCGCGACCGTGAGGCCGTGGCCGTGCTGCGCCCGCACGACGGGTACCTGGCCCTTGAGGCGCTGGAGTGGGACTCGGACATGATCCGGCCTGACTTCGCCGCCCCGGCCGACACCGCGAGCGACGCCGAGCACTCACTGGCGGCGAAGCTGATCGCCACCATGGACGGTAAGTACGACCACAGCCAGCACACCGATCACTCGCGCGAGGCCGTGATGGAAGTCATCCAGGCCAAGATCGAGACCGGGCAGGTCATCGCGGCCAAGGACGCACCCGAGGGCGCTCCCCCGCGCGGCATGCCCGCTGACCTGACCGCCGTCCTCAAGGCCGCAGTCGAGGCCAAGAAGGGCACCACCGACACCCGCAAGCGCACACCGAGAGGAAGGGCCGCCTGATGCCCGAGACCAAGATGCTCAAGCTCACAGCGGAAGACATCCAGGGCGCGACACGGACCAGCGCGCGTAACTGCCCGTTCGCCCGCGCCGCCAACCGCCTGTTCCGTCAGAGTTACGAAGTCGGCAACATCACCGTCATAGGGAAGACCGCGAGCTACCCCGCGAACATCCTCCTGCACCACACAGGTGAGTACTGGGACATCGAGGACCGGGGCGCGGAGACTATCGAGCTGTTCGACACCGACAAGCCGATCGAGCCCGGCGTCTACCTGATCACCAAGAGGGAAGCCTGATGGTACTCGCAATCCTCGTCCTGGTCATGGCCGGGATCGTGACCGTCTCAACGCTCATGACCATCAACGAGACCGGAAAGCCCAGGACCGTGCTGACGCCCGGAATGGTGTCCGCCATAGTCGCCGTCAACGCGGCCATCGTGGTCATCATGGTCCTCGCCGCCCTGCACCTCACGCACTAGGAGGCAACGCATGGACTACACACTCACCGGCCAGTCGCACGCGCTCGTCATCATGGTGGACGCCGACGTGCGAGACGCGGAGGCACGCAGCGTCCCGTACCCGACCAACTCCAACCCGAACGCGCTGTACATCCCCACGTGGGTAACGCTCAAGTTCAGCAGCACAGCCCGCATGCACGAGGGCCGCGTCTCGTACGAGAGCCTGCACCTGAGCCACATCACCATCCACGGCTACCGGCTAAAGGCAGACGGCACGCCGGGGCTGTCCGCGCTACGCGAAGAGCTATTCACCACCAGCTCCGCCGTACCCGAATGGCTGACGGAGATGGCAGAGGAAGTGAGGAAGTCACTATGACCAAGCCAGGACCGCGAAGCCAGGCTGAAGTCCAGCAGATTCTTGAGAACGGCGTGCCGGCACCCAAGGAACACAAGTCTCACCGCGCCGACGAGCTGATGATCGACGGCGTTACCACCCGGCTGGAGGCCACGGAGAACGAGCGCCGCGCGCTGACCAGGGAGGAGCTGGACCGGCACAACCAGGCGATGAAAGCCGAGTTCGAGGAGCACCGCCGCAGGATGTACGCCATCAACTCCAAGTTCGCCGTACGCATGTACATGACCTGATAGGCTTCTCAACGAGAGGTGTGAAGGGAGATAACAGTGCCTGGGATTCACAGGGTCGATCTCATCGGCCAGGAGGTAGTGGCGGAGGAGCTTGGCGTGACATCCCAGGCGATCTCCAACTGGTTCGCGAGGGCCGAGGAGTCGCCGCCGGACTCGCACCTGCGCAAGCTGCCGGTGCCCACTTACATCCAGTACCGCAAGGGCAAGAAGCCCATGAAAGCGTGGAGGCAGGCCCAGCTCAAGGTGTGGGTCAAGTGGCACAACCTCCACCTGGAGCAGCGGTACCAGAACATACCGGAGAAGCAGAAGAGGGGGAGGGCGGCGTGAACAGGCACAGCCAGCGCAAGCTCAGGCACCCCGAGACGGGGTGGGAGGCACCCGTGGACGACGGGATCAGGGCAGACGTGAAACTGCTCTGGGACCACCGCATCCCCACCGTGTTCTCCTGCCAGAACCTCAGCGGCCAGTACGGCAAGCAGGTAGTACTGACCTCTGCCGACCACATGAAGCAGGCCCTGTCTCTGCTCCCCTGGGCAACCAGGGCACAGCAGAACTTCATGGGCTACGTCTCGATCAGCGAGAAAGACATCCGACCTGACGACGCAGCCTGGAAAGCGATCTGGAAGAAGGCGGCGTGAGCATCCCCGAGGGCAGCAGCCTGGACAACCAGGGCGTAGACCGGCAGACCTACGAGCCGCAGAACTGCGGTAACACCAAGCCGCACTCTCAGCACTTCAACGTGGTCATGCGCGGCCTGACGCTCAACTGCCCCGGTGTCGCACCAGTAGATCCGGGTGCGGGCCAGTACTGGAACAAGAAGAACAAGCACGTCTACGACGCGAACGACCCGACCGTAGGCAAGCCGTTCAGGCACACCCGTGACAGGGCCCGGCTGCTGCTGGCAGACCTGACCCCGCCGCAGCTAGCCATCGCCCTGACCATCCTGATCAACAAGCGACCCGAAGACGCCCTGGACGCCATTATCGAGGCCACCGGGGAAGAATGAGAGAAGACACACCATGCGTAAGATAATCGCCGCTACCGCCGTCTCGGCTGCCTCACTGGCCGTGCTCGGGGGAGCGGTTGCCTGCACCAGCCCCACTATCAGCAAGGCAGCGCCGCCCCCGGCAGCTTCTAAACCAGCGGCCATGCCGTCAGCTCCCGCACCCGCGCCGTCCACGCCGTCACCCGCCAACACCGGCCCGCTGTACACCACGTTCACCGCGACCGGGACCGACGACAACGGCAACCCCATGAGCTACGACGTGACGATGACCGCGATCGACCAGCACGCCACGCTCGCCCAGTACGAGACGCTGAGCACCCCTGGTGACCACATGGCCGCCGCCCGGTTCGTCATCAAGGACGACACCGGACTCGCGGCTGACGACGCCGACAGCGACGCGATAGCGGTGGGCAGCGACGGGCAGGACTACACGTCGTCAGTGAACGACGTGACGGACGGGACCAACTTCAACTACGGCGACTTCTCCGTGCAGAACGGCGCTCAGGTCAGCGGCTGGGTGTCATTCGAACTGCCGTCAGGCGTGACAGTGGCCAGCGTACAGTGGAACCCGAACAGCATGATGGGCTCAGCAGCAGCCACCTGGAACGTGTCGTAAAGGACGGCGAATGAGCGAGCGAGAGGACATCAGGTACATGACTTACGACCACCAGCGGGCCATGCGCGACACCTACAACCCGCCCGTGCCCCCCATGCCCGAGCCGCCGCCGGGCCCTCCGGCTAAGCGCATAGGCAACGCCGAGCGCGACCGCTACACAGAGCACCTGTCCAACATGGTCGCGGAAGGCTTCCTCAAGCCCGAGGAGTTCGACGAGCGCCGCGACAAGGCGCTGGCAGCGATGACCAAGCCCGAGCTGGAAGAGCTGATCACCGACCTGCCCGCCCTGCCCGGACCAGCCAAGCCCCCGGCCAAGAAGCAGGTGGAAGTCCGGTACCAGATGATGCCCGACCCGGACGGCTACAACGTGCGGTTCAAGGCGTGGAGGTGGATCACCGGGCTGTTCTTCGGCCTCGGGCTGATCATCGCGCCGGGCCCCCTGTTCTCCGCCGCGTCCGGCGGCCTCGATCACGCACCTGGCTCCGGGGCCCTCCCGATCCTGCTGATCATCTTCGGCGCGGTCCTTACGCTGGTGGCCGGCATCGGGTTCGCACCCGAGGAGCGGCGCTGGGAGGAAGAGAAGTGAGCGGGCGAGAGGAAATCACGGTCATCACCACGGCCATGCTGACCTTCAAGACGCAGGGCACGCACTGGGCCAAGAACCATGTCGTGGAAAACGACAGCGTGCGCGTCGCTGTAGAGGTACGCGACATCACCAAGCTCGTCGCCGAATTCTCAGACGTGCACGCGGTCTACTTCTCTGCCAACGGCAAGCTGGTGACCGACGCAGACGACTAGGCCGGGTACAGGGCGCTGATGCTCAGCAGGTTAACAGAAGAGACCGCGCACCCCGTGGACGCGTACGAGACGTACACGGGCTCTGTCTGGTCAGGCTCGTACACCTGAATGTACGAAGTGGCTTCCGGGTTGCAGTCGGCAGGGGGGTAGTTGCCCGCGTCTGTGACCCGGAAGACTGCTGTCGCGACCTGGCCGGGAGCGAGGGTAACTGCCACCGGGGTGTCCGGGTTGCCCGTGCGGCTGGCAGCCTTGCCGACTTGCGAGCCGGGAGTCATGGCCGTGGTCAGCGACGCGCCGGGGAAGCCCTCCATCACGCAGTCGGAGGCCGTGACGTTCTGGAAATTCAGGTTCAGGTACAGCGAGCCGGCCGCGCCGTTGGGCGACCCGTGGGTGACCAGCAGGTCGTGAACAGTGCACTCACCCATCCCCGTCGGCGACGACGGAGCGGTCACGGTGACGGGCGGCGCAGTGTGAGTACGGGTCACAGGCGGTGCGGTCACGGTGCGGGTGTGCGTCACGGGTGGTGGCGCGGTGGCGTGCACGGCAGGCGCGCTTGAGCACCCGGCTAGGGAGGCTACGACCAGGACGGCACCTGCGGCAAGCTTCATCATGCTCACCATTCTCGCCCCTCGGGGGCCGCAGGGCTATCTCCCGCGATCTTGAGTCCCGTCTTGGCCGCTATGCGAGCGCGGCCCTTCTCCACCGGGTCGTCCTGGCGGATCTCGTTGCAGTAGATCGGGTAGCCAGCCGCGTACGAGCAGTCGGTGCAGCCATAGGGGTAGGCGTGGGCAGCCTTGGCGTTGGCCAGGTCCCAGAACAGTGACTCGTCCTCGCTGCAAGGCGTCAGGTGGTCCCAGGACTTCGCGCCGTAGTGGCCGCACAGGTGGCACTTGCCGAGATCGCGCTGGACTACCAGCTTCGCGTACCGCTGCGCCTGCCGTCCGCCACCAGGCCGCTTAGGTCTCCGGGTCCTGGGCATGGCCCCACTCGACCTTTGCGCCCCCTGACGGGCGAGTCTGCGACGGCGGGCCGTACTCCGCAATGTCCGCCGAGCTGTTCAGGTCGTCAAACATCTCGTCCCCGTCTGCGTAGACCTTGCCCGCCGACTGCTCATCGCCGGGGTCATTCTCGCTCTTCGGCGGGAAGAAGTAGTACCACGTGCCGACGACGTAGTAATTCCACAGCGCCTTGACGAAATTCACGGGACCTCTACCCTCGGGGCCATCTGCTGGAGCAGGTAATCAATATCGGTTATGTCGTGCATGAGGTCAGTCGAGGCCGCGTCCTTCAGGAACGGGCTCAAGTGCGCCATGTACCGGCTAAGGTACTCGCGCTCGTGCTCCAGCATCAGCCGGTCCCACTGCGCGAACTCCCGGATGCGGCACCCAGAATGGCCGTCAGGCGGCCCGGAGCGCCCCGTGAGGGCCCCGGAGCCGCCTGAGGACTCGCTCACAGGCCGTGAGCCGCCAGAGCCGCCTCGACGGCTGCCAGGACCGCCTGCGCGGCTGCCTTGGCCGCAGCCTCGACCTCCGGCGCGTCGTTCTTGACGGCGGCGACCGCAGCCGAAGCCACAGTCCGGACCTCGGCGGCGATCTGCGCCGCTTCCGCCTTGGCCTTGGCCTCGGCAGCGGTGACGGCAGTCTCGACGGCTGCCTGGATGGGGTGGATCAGCTTCTCGATCTCACCCAGGATCTCGCTGGGTAGTGACATCGTAAGACTCCTAAGCTGTAGCTGCGTTTGCGCATGCGGGTTCAGCATAGCGCAGCGGCTTACGAGGCGGGCGGTCCCCAGACGGGAACGAGCGCCAGTGTCAGCGCCAGGACGCCTGCCGGGAACAGCCAGGCTGAGTTGGCGATGGTGATGACGGTGGCAGCGACGAGGACGGCAAGCAGCAGGAGCACGATCGCTGCCAGCCAGAACAGCCACTTAATGCCTGCATAGGGCGGCATCAGGTCACCACCAGTGATTCCGGCCGGCCACCGGGTGGCCCGCGTAGCCGACGCAGAACAGGATCAGCCCGATTATCAGCAGCACGATGCCGATGACAAACAGGATGTGGATCGCGGCCACGAGACCGACGACCAGCAGTATGAGACCGAGCAGTATCACGGTTAAAACCTCCCTGGGTTCTACCGTACCGCTGTACCCGCCTGGGTTCCAGATAACCTCACACGGCCACACGAGTGCAGTCGGGGCGTACTCGCCAAGGCTTCCGAAGCGCTGCCAGAGCTGCCATTTCTTGCCCCATACGCAGCCGGAAGCGTCTCGCACCACGGTCCCCGAGGGATATGCGAGCAAGGTACCGAGCTGGTCGGCGGTCACACTCTCAAAGTTACGCCTGCGTTAACCCGAGAGCCACCGGGATTTCACGCGCGTAGTCGGGCCAGCCCGGCATCAGGTCGAGCACCTTAGGAAAGCCCATGCCCAGCCAGCCTTCAGCGTGCCAGCGGGTAACGCTCTCGACCGGCTCCAGCTTCGCGAGATAGCCAGCGTTCGCCCACCAGAAGTTACCAGCGAACATGGGACGGCGCGGGTTGATGTGCTCGGGGAACTTCTCGTGCGTGAGCCAGTGCATGCCAACTGCGTCGTAGTCCATCAGGTCAGTCACCCGCGCGAACCAGTGATCGGTCAGCACGGACTCCATGGCCTGACGCCAGCGGGTATTGGCCGGGGCATTGTTCAGCGCGCCCTTGGTGTGAGCGTAGTAAACGGGCGTATCCGGCTCGGCCTCTTGCGACCAGCGGTGCATGTAGTCGATCGTCACCTGCTCGAAGCCCTCGTCTGCCCGCACGACCACCTTTGCCTTGGGCCACGCCTCGTTCAGGAACTTGTACACGTACCCGCAGTTGGTGGGAGCGCCCACCATTCCCACGAACACGTGCCCGTCGTACCTGGCCGCGCGCAGGGCATCGAAATGCTCCTCGGCGGGCTTGTACCAGGCTGAGCGGTGGTAATGGTCGCCCGCCCATACGTGGTAGTAATGAACCGGCTTCACAGTCAGTGCCTCCAGAAGCAGTCTGCTCTGCGGCGTCCCCAGAACCAGTCAACCGGGCAGGAAAGCATCTCGTGCCTTGAGTCGCGCTCCAGGGGTGCTACCGAGTACCAGTAGTAAAAACCGCCGGCCTGGTGCGAGAACTTGTACCGGGTCTTCACCGCTACGCCGTCTGGAAGTGGAGGACGGCCCATTCGCTGGAGTGCGAGCCGTCCTGCGCCATGCCCCGCACGCCCATGGTGTAGCCAGTGGTTGGCTCGACGCCGCCGAACTGCTGGGTGTAGGTGCCGGTCGCCTGGAAGTCGATGTAGCGCGGGTAGGTGGCGATGTTCGTAGTGAGCTGGTCACCCTTGGAGATGACGACCTCGAACTTCGCGAGCCCGGCGTGCGGCTGAGGGTCAGCGACGAACTGGAACTTGACCGAGTGCCCGCCAGCGCCCAGCAGCTTCAGGTCGGCTACCTGCTGGTAGGCCCACGCCGGGGGCGGGGGAGGCGGCGGAGGCGGGCCGCCTGGTACGACGTATTCCAGGTCGGAGTACAGCGTGGCGTCGATCGTGCCGGCCGGGGTGCCCGTGTAGTTGTACGCCAGGGCGGCAAGCTCCGCAGCGGCAGCGGTCAGCGCGCCGAAGATCCCGTCCACGACCAGGGGTGACTTGACGCCGAACGCGGCAGCGCGGTTGTTGATGAACTGCTGCACGTTACTCACGTACACACCCGTGCTGCCGATCTGGAGCGGCCAGGCTGAGACGGCACCGAAGCAGTACCCGTAGAACGCGTCGCTGTCGAAGCTGTTGTTGCTGTCGTACTGGGTGGCGTCCGCGTCGGGGTAGCCGCAGCCGGCCTTCGAGCAGATGTGCTGGCCGATCCAGTGGGCCGAGAACAGAATCCACTCGGCGCGGGTGATGCCGAGCGCGGCAACCTCGTTGATCACTGCCTGGGCGTCGCCCGCTGAGCAGTAGACCATCGGCTTGCCGCCGTCGCTCTTGCCGCCCGCCCCTGCCTCAGGCAGGTTGTTCTTGACGAACTGCGCGGCCTGGGCCGGCGTGGCGTCACCCGGCTCGCAGTCGATGCACCTCGCGCCGGACACGCCGTTGGGCGTGATCGACAGGATGATCGCGGCGTTCGGGAAGTCGGCGCGGAACGCGTTCAGGTTGGCGAACGTGCCGTTGTAGTACCCGCAGTAGACCGACAGGCCCCTGGTACACGCGGCGGCGTTGGTCGAGTCCTGGCCGAACAGGATCGAGGTTCCGGCGACCCGCGAGAGCTTGTCGAGGGAGGACGCGCCGTTCTTGACGCGCCACGCCTTGGTGAGCAGGAACGGGCTGGGCGCTCCGAACGCCTTGCCGGAATAATCCTTGGTCCGTACGCGGTTGACAGTGGGGGTAGTCATATCCTCGGTACCTTCGCTAGGTTGTGGCCGCACTCCGGAAGGCCGCAAATGGGGCAAACCAGCTCTACGGTACCAGGCTCATCCTGCGGTGGGTCAACAAGCCCGCCCTCAGCGAAATCCTGGTCGTCCGTCGCGTCTGCCCGCAGGATGGGGGTACCCCGCAGCTCGCGAAGTATGTCTTCGGAGCGCCGTGGCACGATCGATTCATCCGGTGGCACTGGTCAGCTCCGCTGCCCTTGACTCGACTGCCTCGCGGTCAGCGAGGTCGAACGGGCCCTCGACGGACACCCACCGGGGACGCCAGTCAGGGCCGCCCTCGTCCAGGGGGTGCTTCTTGACCAGGGGCCGGCCGAGACCGAACCTGTAGACCAGTAGGAAGACCTGGCCGCCGGGGGCGGGAACGCCCAGGACGAACTTGCGCTCGGTGTCCTCGCCCAGGTTGGTCGGCTGGAGGCGCGCGGCGAAGACCTTGCCGACCGTGGCCTCGTCAACGCCCGCTGCGGCTAGCTGGCCGCACACGCGCTCAGTGGTCAGGTACTCGCTCATAAGCCGCACGTTACCACTACTCGGGCCAGGCGTGCACAAACTCCATGACCCTGGGCGCGGGCTCAACCGGAATCCGGTCGCTGTCCAGCGTCGTGTACACCTCTTGCGTGACGATCCGCCGCAGGCGCAGCACGGCACCGGGCCGCTCGCGCTTGACCAGGCGGTAGACCGACTCGGCGTCTCCGAGGTCCCGGAACTGGCCGTTGTCCTCGCGCAGGGCCTCAACGCGCTCTCGCTGCGCCAGGTCCGAGAGCATGAGCCGGGGAAGCGGAATCCACTCATACGATGCCTTGTCCATGGCGGCGTCCAGCCAGCCCACCTGGGTGTACGCCTGGATCTCGTAGCGCGTGTACCTCACGTCGGCCTCCCTGTCGGTCGCTCTAGGTGTGAAGATACCACACAGAGTCCCCAACGGGTTTCGAACCCGCAGCAAGCCGCTTTAGGGGCGGCCACCCCTCCCTCAAGGGTCCTGGGGACATAGGGGGCACGGCGGCCGGTGATCAACCCGGCCCATGGCTTCAGGTCGCCGTGCCCAGGTAGATGTTACTCGGGATCGCCAATGCGCTTGCGCGCCTGGTCGTTTTCCGCGTCGCGGTACTTGATGAACTCCTCGCGGGTCGGGAGATGACCCAGCTCACCCGCGATCCGCAGCACGAAGCGCTGGCGGACCACAGTGGAGTGCAGGGCGTCATTCGCCTGCCGCTGGGCAGCGCACTTCGCCTGGAGCCATGACATGTTCTCTTCCATCACATCACCCCCTCTCGCAACAGGAGGGGGAGCTTCGCCAGCCGGCGGAGGGCACCAGGATGGCTAACCGCGATGGCGGTCAGTTCATTCCCCAGGTCCGGTTCGCGGAACTGGATAACGTCGATGCCGTGCAACCCGAGGATGGCCGAGTGGTGACGCAGGGCTTCTTCGCCCGGAACGGTCAGCATGACCAGCGTGCACCCGGCGACGGCCGGGTAGCGGGCCGCGTACTCCACGGCGGCGTGCGCCGACTGAACAGCCTGCACCGCCGCAGGGAGGTCTTCCCTGGTCACGGTGTAGAGGCGATGTACCTACGGTTCCATGACGCCAGCATACCTCAGCTTGAGTCCGGCCAGTACGTGTAGCGCTTCAGCTCGGGGTCAGCGCCTACGAGAACTTCGAAGCCAGGCGAGGACAGCACGCGGGTTTCCATGCACGCCTGGAGCGTGACGGTCGCCTCCTCGAAGTCAGCGTCCCTAACCCATGTCAGCAGCTCGTCGTGAATCGGGAGCAGCGGCAGGTGGCCCCACCGGGTCTGGCTCCAGCGGATTACCCCGTCCAGCAGCAGCTCCCGTGCGGTGCCCTGGATGGCGTAATTGCCGAAGGCGTGCGGGGCGTTGATGTAGATCTGGCGGCCGGAGTAGGTCCGGTAGATTCCACGGCGCTTGCCGTCCAGCGGCTCGAAGTGGTTCTCGCCGGTCGTGTAGTCACGCCACACCAGCGTGCCGGCCTCGAACGCAGCCTTGAGCTGGTTGTCCCAGGCGGTGTAGACCGGCGCGACTGCGTTGAACGCCTCGAACAGCGCCTGCATGTCCCGCACCGGGCAGCCAACCTGCTGCGCAGCCGTCTCCGCCCCGCCGCCGAACAGCCGGGTGAACGTGCCGCGCTTGGCCCCGTAGCGGTTTTCCTTGGTGGCCGCCTTGCCGAATGCGGTATGCGCCGTCTTCCAGTGCAGGCCGATGTGCTTGCCGCCGCAGCCGCAGGGGTCCTCGTTGCAGAGGTAGCACAGAGACGACACCTCGGCCTCGTACAGCCCACGGTCGCCGGACAGCGCCGCGCCCACCCGGATCTCGCAGCCCTCGAAGTCGGCGTTGCACATCACGTAGCCGTCGTCGGCGCACACGCACGCCCTGATGCCGCCCTGACGGCTGAACTGCTGGCCGTTGGGACGGACGCACGAGCACCGGCCGGTGTCGGCGTTGATCGTGTACACAGTGGGGCGCATCCGGCCGTCGCCGTGCAGGCACAGGTTCTCCAGCGGCCTCAGCAGCAGGCTGGCGGTGGTCGAGTGGTGCCGGTGCTCCAGGATCTGGTCAGCGAGGTGCCACAGCAGCGGGTCGGTTTCCTTCACCTGGACCTTGACGCGCTCCAGGACCGCCTTGGACGCTGAGTCCTTGTACTGCTTGGTCTGCTTGTCCTTGACCTTGAAGTCGATATGCGGGTACCGGCTTGTGAGCACTTTTATGACTTCTGGCGACTTCGGGTTGGTTATGAGCCCGTCCGACAAAACGGCGGCATTCTGCTGGGTCTTGATAAAGCCAGTTTCGTGCTCGGTGAGCTTTCCGCTGATCTGGACCGGATCGAGCTTGAACCCGTCATAGCCGACTCGGGCGCATTTGGCCTCAAACCACCTTTCGCGCTCCAGGACGGAATCGGCCACGGGCAAAGGGGGGAGGACGCGCATTACGGCGGCCAGGTCCAGAACGTCGCTTCCGGCGTAAATCACCATGACGACCGCGTTCTTGGAAACCTGCATCCAGCCGCTTTTCTCCGGCGGCGTCGTGTTGTCGGTTTCCATCAGGCAGCCCATGGTCTTGAAAAGCGCGTTCTTGTCCTTTTCGGCCTGGGGGCTCACGGCGTACCCGCGCAGCATGTCGCTTGCGGCTTCCTTGAGCTTGTTGGCCTCAGAACCCGAAAGCTTGGGATCGGTGAGCTTGAGGTAGAGCACCGAATCGTGCATCTTGGCCCAGATCTCGTCCCAGCCGATAAGGCCCGCGTGCACCACCGGGATGGCGTCGGCCGCCGCGCTGTGCGCCGTGATCTTCTCCGCCATGGCCAGCGCGAGCGACGCCACCTGGCGCTGTTCAGCGTCTGCGGCGTCAAAGACCACAGCCGCTTCCTCGCCGCCGAGCTGAATCGTCCGCAACTCGTAGAACTTGTGCCCGATCGGGTAGCCCGAGTTCTCGCAGTCCAGGAACAGGTGCTTCAGGTACATCGAAACGACGGCCCACGCGTCGGTGAGGCTGATGGCGCGAACTTCACCGCTGCGGAACACCACGGCGGGCAGCGCGACCCGGCCGCGTTCGGCTTCCGCGATCTTGGCGAGCTTGGCGTCGATCTTGGCCTGGGCACGCTCATTGGCCCGCTGGACCTTGGCCGCCGCGACCGCGAGGGCGCGTTCTTCCTTCCTGCGCTGCCGCTCTTCCAACTTGGCCGCCTTGTCCGCAGCTACCTCTTCGGGCGTGCGCCGCTTGCGCTTGGGAGGATCGATGGGGTTTTCAGCCTGGAGGGGGGATTTCAGATCTGGCGCTTCCAGGGCCATCGGCGGATTTCCGTCCAGGTGGCTTATGGCGTCCGCCCGCGCCGTCGTGTCCTCGGTGCTCATGCCAGCTTCCTTGATGCACGCCCTGTCTACCAGAGCGCCCTCCCGGTTGAGGGCTACCAGCCGCTCGAAACACTCGGGATGATCCACGCCAGAACACTACCAGCTCTCCCAAATCCTCCCCTACTGTGTCACCTGTGTCGTGGCACATGGGGTGTGTCACCGTGCCGTGTGTCACCGCCTTCCTAAAGAAAGGCGGTATGACACACACGGACACAGGATGGCCGGCCGGGTTTTTGACACACCATGACACGCCTGACACACCCCTATATGACACACCCTGTTCGAGTACCTTGCTGGAGCCCCGCGAGTCACAGTGGTACCTTGATCTTCTATGGCTCAGCACCCCGTCGCCCCCCGCGACCTTCTGATGACCGTCGCCAGGGATCTGGTGATGAAGGGCTGGCAGCCGGTGTGGTGCCTCCAGCGGCAATCAGGTGGCTTCTCCCCCATGGAAGGGCTGACGGGCTACGACGCGCCGTTCCCCACCGTGGTGCCGCAGCCCCCTGGCTCGCACCGCCTGGGGTTCAGGCCGCCGCCCGAGGTGGTCATCATCGACGTGGACCACTACGACGCCAAGCGCGGCGCGGACACCATAGACAGGGCCGAGGAATGGCTGGGCGATCTGCCCCCTACCTACAAAGTCACGAGCCGGGGTGAGGCTGACCCCTCAGGGCGCTACCTGTTCCGCAAGCCGGCTGACCTTGACTTCTCCGACCGGGCGCTCGCGCAGTTCGCCGACGACCACGGCAAGACCAGCGTGGAGATCCTGCGAACCGGGCACCGATTTAGCTGGGCACCAGGCGACATCAACCACAAGAACGGTAGGACCGTCCAGTGCTTTGACCCTGACGGGGAGCCGTGCCTGCTGCCGAACGTGAAGGACATCCCCGAGCTGCCCGCCCGCTGGACCGAATACCTGCGAAATCCCCCGTCCGCTCCCTCTCTCGGCTCGTACGTCAGACCCGGTGACGGCCCGCAGTGGTGGCTGATGCAGCCCGACGAGTCGCTGTCGTCCGATTCCGAGTTGGCGATGTTCGCGTTCGACATGATGCTGTCTCGCGTACCCATGGACGAGATCTTTACACACTGGCTCCGTGTTTCCCGCAGCGACGATCCATCCTGGCCGTGGTCGCGGGAGGACTTTGACCGCCACGTACGGAGCCAGGCACAGGCCAAGGCAGCGACAGCTATTGCCCGTGAGGACCAGGAGCTGTCGGTTTATGAAGGGCTCGCGGGCAGTCCGGAAAGGCTCCAGGGAATTTCCCGCGAAGCCACTCAGGCATTCGAGCAGCAGCAGAAACTGACGGCGCTCCGCGAGCAGCGCATTTACGAGACCATTGCCCAGAACAATCCGCTCCCGGCCCAGCCCCTTGACGTTGACGAACCGCAGCAGCCCACCCAGTCGTGGAATGATTACCTGAAGGAACTCACGCGAGGATTTCCTGAGTTCACCAACGAGATAAAGCGCAATCTGATCCGCAAGCTTGCCGAAGCCGACGTAGCGGAGCTGCTTACCGCTCCCTTTTCCGGCTACCGGAAGATTGGTTCCCTCCCTGAACCCCCTGAGCCTGAGACACTGCGCATCGTGGGCAAGGACAGCAAGTACTCCAGTGTTATCGCGCGCGCCAAGGTAACGGTTATCTCCGGCCACAGGTCGAGCGGTAAGACGTGGGTGACGGCAGCGTGGGCGGCGCAGGAGATGATCGCCGGGAACACGGTGATCTGGATTGACTTCGAGCGCCAGGACGACCAGCTCACCTCCAAGCTGCGCATGCTGGGCGTGGGCGCGCACATCATCGACAACCAGCTCCGGTATACCTCAGCGCTCCCTCCCGTGCAGCAACTGGTACGGGTAGTGGCAGAGGCATCGGAGCAGGGCACGCACCGGGTGCTGGTAGTCGTTGACGCGTTCCGCGCGCTCCAGGGCAGGGTTATGCCGGGGACCAATGCCAATGACGGCGACGCTGTTGAGCAGGTGTACACCGAGTACCTGACGCCCGTGGCGGAAGCCGGGGCTAACATCGTGCTGCTGGACCACATGTCCAAGACGGGTGACGCGGGGACGTTCGGTTCCGAGCGCAAGGAATCAGCGGCGGACTACGTGATCAAGGTCGAGAAGATGTGCCCGTTCTCCAAGCGCACCAGCGGCTACTCGATGCTCACCCTCACCAAGGCGCGCGGCGGCCATTTTGACGAGGGAACGCCGGTCGGTTACCTGTGGGTGCCAGCGGACGGGGACGGTGCCGAGCGCGGCATCACTGCCTACCCGAGGTATCCCGAGCTGAGGAACTGGGCTCCCGAGGTCGCCATGAGCCTTGAGGACACCACCGACGAGTCCGAGATGGGCAGGAAAGAGCTGGCTGTGCTGGACCTGGTGAGGGAAAACCGTCTAGCTCTCGGTACCCGAGAACTCGGACGGGACCTGTTCAATGCCTACCCTGACCTGTTCGTGAGCGCCAGCGCCGCTAACAGCTTCGCCCGCCGGATGGTGGCCAAGGGCAAGCTGACCAAGGAAGAGGGCAAGCTGGGCAAGTACGACCTGCCTGACCGGCCTGAGCCTGGGAGTTCACCGTCGCCGGCCCTTGACCCTGCTGCGCTAGAGTACGAGGCATGAAGCTAGAGGGAGTGCTGCTGTGCGTGCGCTGCGGCGGCGAGCTGACGGACCTGAAGATCGCTGACGACGAGGGAACCGTCTGCATAGACGAGACCGCGTGCACCCTCGTTCAGTGGCTGGG